TATTTATCGTAGTTTTCGGCGTATTCTTGAATGCGTTCCCAAGTTACACCATTGCCGGGAACGCCGCGTTCATTCAGTCTACGTTCAATGGTTTCATTGGTCATTTGTCCTCCGGGAATTGAAACGGAGCCCTTGTTATTTCGATTTTTATGTGCTGCAAAACAGGAGGCGACGGCGGAAGGTTATACTCTGGTAGTGGTTCTGGTGTAACCGGATCATCAAATAGTTTGTGGTCCACAGCTTTAACCAATGCGTGTTCAATAGTTGATTTAGATGTCATTCTTCGGTTTCCTAATTTCTATCTTCTTGGCATTTGGAGACAGAAGAATTTCTCCATATAGAGGAACAACCTCAATGATTTCCTTGCGCCCGTCCATCCATCCTTTCGGGGCTTTATCACGCCTGTTGTACATATTCAGATGTGCCTCACCTGCCTCATAATTCTGGAAAATAGTAGCAGCAGTAGGCGATGTATTCCATGTAGACGGGGTTTCGTAGTAGCGAACCTCTTTCTTATCATTTTTATTAGAATCATTCGGCCATGTCATTGTGGTACGAATGATAAAGAGATTCTCTGCCAATAATGTTATCTTTTCAGACATTGGTTAGCTCCTCAAATCGACTGGGGGTTCGCTCCTAACTCGGCTTGCCAAGGTCAAAGGCGTTGTCATGTTGGCCGAAACTGGCAGGCTGGCAACCGGCGAAACAATCATCATAGGCAGCAGCATGGCCGCAATCGTCAAAGACCGCATACACGTTGCCGTCAAGGCCGATGCGCAACCGCGCGCCATCAAAAGCACGCTCGTCGCTAGTCGCGGTCTTGAACGAATAGACCTTGCCGCCGTAAACCGCATAAGGAATGGCACACGTGCCGCGAACCTGCATAACGTCAAGATAGGCCATTTGTCCAATCTCCTAATCGCTCACCATCGAGCATGATTTGAGTGTAATCATATCCGCCGCGCAGTGAATGCGGAATCTCAATCTTACTCACTTTCTTTGAAATCGAGATAGCGATTCAATGCGGCTTCAATGTTCGCGCGGCCAACTGGATTCGCGGAATGAACGTTGAAAGAGAACGAGGAGGGAATGAAACCAGGATTGTCTAGATCATGCTCGATCATCCAACGCACAACGCGCATTGCCGTATCGTCGCCGCCTAGATCATGGTCAAAGGATATTTCGCGCGGGCATCCATTTCGCTTCATAAACTCGATTGCCGCGCTCGACGTTCTGGCGACAAACCAGCCGCTAGGCGACTCCCGAATGTCGTCTATAAAGAGTTTCATGCTTCCCGCTCCTCTACTTCCTCACAAACATACAAGCGCGGATTCCCTCCGAAACGATAATCCATAACGGCATCCTCTTGCATCATGATAGCGAACATTTCGCAATCTTCTAGCGTGCGTCCAGACGCGCCCAGACTTTACCTTCTTTGCTACGATACACAGTCAATTCATCGCCTTCGACAATCGGACGACTTGTTTGTACTTCTACCTTTTCAAAGACGCGCTTATAACTTGATCCACGGTTAATATGTCGATGCGTCGGCCGTTCATCTGCAACAAATTCATTTTGAAGCTCTCTCGCACAATGATCCGCTGCTATATTGTATGATTTAGGATCAGAAATTTCATAAAGCTTATACTTATCCAGTGTTTTACGAATGGCATCAATAGACATAAAAATCGCCCTTAATACGACAAAAGGACCACGAATCAATTACGAATCCGTGGTCCTTTTTAACAAGTTGCAACTAAACGAATGGAAGAATTATCCGCGCGAACGCTTCTTTTTCTTCTTGCGCGGAGCCTCTTCTTCGTCAGATTCATCACGACGCGACTTCGAAGTCTTGCCCGAACGCGTTGAAGAACGCGAAGTCTTCTTAGCAGCACGATCCGCCGCCGAACGAACACGCGTCTTCACTCGGCCGGCACGTTCTGCTGCGCGAGCCTCGCGACTATCTTCATCTGCTTCCGAGTAGACGATCTGCGAACCTTCAAGAGAGTTCACAATGACCGGACCATCCGCAGTTTCAACAACCGTCGAGCCGTCCTTGGAAACAGACAGGGCGCCAACAAAAGTAACCAGAGCCGCATTGCTAGGAGCAATAACAAAACCAGTACCGTCGCCTTCGCGATAGATTACCTTGTCAGCCTGAAAGACCTTCTTGGAAGTCTTAACCTGTCCCGGCTCCTTGTATTCAACAGAAACCGTTCCATCCTTCGACTTGGAGACATTGCCTGCAAACTGGCGTGCTACCAGACCGTTTGCAAGGACGCTCGCAATAACTGTACGAGACATTTTTATTCCTTTCGTGAGTAAAAGTTACTTCTTCGCTGCCGTTGCAGGCTTCTTCGCAGCTGGCTTAACAGTTGCACCAGTCAGAACCGCCGCAATGTGCTCCAAATCTTCCGGCGTATACTTCTTCTTGACCGGAATAGTCAGAACCGTCTGACCCTTCAACTGGAGGGCCTGAAGCTTACCAACAAGGTTACTCGGCTTGACGGGCTTTGCAGGAGCAACCTTCTTGTCAGCGACCGTCTTCGTAGAAACCTTGGAAGACTTCTTGGTCGTGTCCACGATTCGGGCGGCCTTCTTGGCAGCCTTACGGGTAAGCTTGTCCAGAGCCTTCGCAGAGCGCTTTTCTTTCGACATTTGTATTTCCTTTCGAATGTTTCTGTTTAAAGTTGGTGGAGACCATTCCCCACCAACTCTATTATATCAGAACAAGTTAACGACGTCCACGCTTCTTCGGCGCTGCCTTCTTTGCAGCGGGCTTGCGACCACGAGTAGCAGGCTTTGCAGCCGGCTTCCGACCACGACGCTTCGGAGCCTCTTCCTCCTCGTCATCGTCGTCTTCATCCTCGTCCTCATCTTCATCTTCGTCGTCGTCATCCAGCTCGTCATCATCGTCGTCGAGATCGTCATCCTCGTCGTCTTCGTCTTCGTCCTTAGCAGACTTCTTCTTGGAAGACTTCTTCGACTTCGGCTCGTCAAGATCATCCAGATCGTCCAGATCATCCTCGTCGTCTTCGTCCTTGGCCTTGCCACGACCACGCTTCGACTTCGGAGCATCATCCTCGTCTTCGTCTTCGTCTTCGTCATCGACGCTGCCGCCGTGGTCTACCATCAGCTCAAGGAAGTTCGCAAGAGCCTCTGCCAGACGATCATCAAACTCATCGATGACGCTCTTGAGCTTGTTCTTCGCATTCACTTTCTTCGACATTACTTTCTCCTGTTCGAAGTCAACTTCGTTTAGTTGTGTTCTCGTTTTGCAGCTGCATGAGAACCCAACGATTATACTTTACCACTGTGAAAATGTCAAGACCCTGTAAATAGGTCAACTAACCCCGTTTTATACCACTTTTGCTCCTTATTTCTACATGTTTTCGTAATCTTCATCACCTTCGTCCTCCAAGTCTTCTTCATCGACCTTCGCCGAATCACGGATAGACGAATACATGGAGTCGTCCAGCTTGAGTTGTTTTAACAATGATGCACGTAGATCGATCTTTTGCTCGATCCCCAGCATCTTCATTCCTTTCTGAATAAGTTCACGGTTATTCGTGTATTCACCGATAACCAGCGTTTTCAACGCTTCGAACTTAAAAGGCTTGCAGGAATTAAGAAGTCCTGCTCTCTTTTTACCAACCGAATCTTTCAGATCGAATTGGAATCCCTTACTGGTCTTTACCAGCTGGAAAGTATTACGCAAATGCATGAAAACATCGAAGGCGGGATCGATACCGCGTGGTTTACCATCCGTATCACTCACCCACACACGAATAAACGTTTTTAGACCGGGTTTGCCAAACTTATTCTTAGTATTTTTGATTTCTTTGTAAGCGTACCTATCAAACCCTTTACCTTCCACAGACTGTTCAATACCAAACTTGGAATTGTCTTTATCTGCTTCGAATGGTCCGAATTTCTTGGATGCAGAACCCGCTCGTGAAAAGAATCTGGCACGCGCAATACTATAAAACTTTAGTGCATTACCACCCTTTTCGTACTGTTGATCGTCTGGATGTCCATATACCTGACGGACATGCGATCCTAGCTGGTTTGTACCCAGCATAATGACTTTCTTTTCCGCCAAATCCACTACAACACGTTTCAGGTGTTCTGCGAAGGCAGCTGCTTCCATTGCAGAACGTTTTGGCTTATCGGTATCTTCTTTTTCTTCTTCCTGTCGTGTTAACAGCGCCGCAAAAGAATCAACGCCAAAGAAACCTTCTGGACCAGAATTATCGGTCGGACAAACGTAAAATCCACCTGCTGACAACTTTTGATCGGGTTTAACACCCATAACACTCATGAGTGCCTTATGATCGTCGTCACGTTTGCGGAAATAGTAACACCATGCTTGCGCTTCTGATGACCAGTTCTTATCCGGCATAAGATGCAGGGTTTTCTTCAAATAATCAAACATCTTTTCGATTACCTGATCCTTGAAGTAATAAAAACCATCCTTGCGCCCCTCTTTGGAAAGAAGGTGCTTAATGTCCAAACCAAAAGGTTCAAAAATATTGGTTGTATATTTCGGAGAAATAGCACCTTCCGCATCATAAAACCCCGTATAGGGAAGTTTTAGAATAGCGTGTGAATTTGCAAGAGTATGATATGTAGCAGTGGTATTATGCGATACTATACCATTTGCTATAAAACTCTTTGTTTCAGGGACTGTTATGTCATAGACAACCTTTGTTCGATTATTGTATTTAATGGTCTCTATCTTCTCGAATGAGCATCCACTTTTAACTATCCTTGCGAGTTTCTTTGCTAGCTTATCGTCGATTTTAGACAGATGGGGGATAAAATTGTCCCAATCTGTCTTATTAAACAGATACTCGCTAGTGTAGTGATGTTTATTTTGACCACAAAAAGATGGACGTATGAAGTGCGGTCGCCAAAAATTGGAAATTACAGTCCCATCAATAGTCTTAACTCTGGAGTCGGCCGTATTCGCGGATACTTTAGCCTTATCGTAGGCTTTTGTTACCAAGTCACGTACGTAAGGAATGGCTTTTTTAAGCGTACCAGATGTATTATCTCCTTTTTGGGACCAAATTCGTTGAGAATACTGTTGAACTTTTGCACGCTTAAACGCCGTTAAAAACAGCTTTGCATCGTCTCCTTGTATAACAAGATTATAGTATTTCCTAGAAGTCGGCACGCGACTATTACGAGCCAGGCTAAAGAAACTATTTTTACTGCTATTTATTTTATAAATCTCGTGGAGTAAGAAATAAATATGGTTTATTAGTTTAGGCGAGGCGGATGAGATGATAATATTTCGACCATTAATATGCGAATCACATTCAAAATAAGATTCAAGAAATTCATGTATAATCTCCGGGGTAGACTGCCTAATAGACAGCGGCACACTTTTCAACTTCGATTTATGCCCAACATAACCAAGAGGCTGCAAAACATCCTTATAGAAGGAATAATTTCCTCCGGTAGTTATATCGTAGGCTTGAGTACGGTTCGATTTAGTACAGACTTTGGTAACAAACGCTCCTACTGCGGTAACTACGCTTTGAAAACGTTTTATGACGTTACTATCATCCGTGGAAAGCCTATTACAATGACCGTTGGCAGTCAAATACCCCATTATAGTTGCCATGTTAGTACAAATATCGAATGGATTTGTTCCAAACAGGGGCTTTGTGTTCTTATTGCTAGTCACCACCCAATCGGCACTCGTTAATTGATCTAGTCGTACCCATTTGAAATCCAGATTGGAATCAATTACCTGAACAGGATGCTCAGGTGTTCCTTCTAACTCATAACCAGAATATGTTTTCAGCTTAATCGTATTAGATTTAGCTTTAAACGTGTGAGAAACCTTTTTCGCCCCCTGTTCTGTCTGGACAAACAAATTTTTAACTTTAGAAAATCCTTTCTTCGTTATATATTCTTGCATTTCCAGAAAGCCATCTGAAACATTTGTAAGCGTAGAGCCTACAACACATTTACCAGATTGTTCTTCGCCTGCAATAGAACTCATACCGGGAATAAACCCGCCGCCGAATATCCAATCGATTTGAAGACTGCCTGACGACACACGTTCCGGCTCAACAACGGAATTGGAAACCAGAAGCAGATCATTCTCTACTCTCTACTTTAACAAGACGATTCGCATAGAATTGCGCCATCTTTTGTGATTGCGTCAGTTCTTTTGGAGCTTCTTTCTTCTCTTTTTCTCTTGTGTTCTTTTCGAGACGTTTGTTTTTCTTTTTTATTTCTTTTTGTACGACTTTTTTCGCTTTATCAAGTCTGGTATTGCGCGCCATCTGGTTACTTTCAACGAATTGGATGAAAAGTAGAAGGGGCAGGAAGTTTCCTGCCCCGTAGATGATTTACGATGGATCAATCATCGTCCCAGCCATCGTCGTCATCGTCATCTTCGTCGTCTTCATCACGCGAACGCTTCTTAGACTTAGAAGATTTGGATTTCGAAGACTTCTTCTTTGGCTCGTCGTCTTCCTCATCTTCATCGTCATCGTCGTCCCGACTACGCTTCTTTTTCTTGGATCGGCGATCATCCTCATCTTCTTCGTCCTCGTCTTCTTCATCCTCGTCATCATCATCACGGCGAGACTTCTTAGAAGACTTTTTGGATGTCTTTTTGCTACGACGATCATCTTCCTCGTCCTCGTCCTCGTCTTCTTCATCTTCGTCGTCATCGTCCCGCGATTTCTTAGAAGATTTCTTACTAGACTTCTTGGACTTAGGCTCATCATCATCATCATCGTCGTCTTCGGATTCGTCGTCATCCTCTGACCAATCATCGTCTTCGTCCTTGGACTTCTTAGAAGACTTCTTTTTCTTGCTCTTCTTATCGTCCTCGTCGTCCTCTAAATCCTCGTCGTCGCCCCAATCTTCTTCCTCTGCCTTACCCTTCGACTTCTTCTTAGTACGACGATCATCCTCGTCGTCATCGTCATCACCACCAGAAGACTTAGTACCCTTTGCGATGCGCTTATCGAAGGATTCGGCTTCTTTCTTCGCAATCTTGTATTCTTCCGGCTGGAGAATATCGATGTTCCACAGCAGAATATCAAGTTCTTCTTCGGTCAGTTCTGTGTTATCCGCCTTGACGCAACCATACTTTTCACTCGGATTCTTCTTACTTTCATCAAACTTAACGTTGATGTCGAAACCAAATCGCGGATGGTTCGGTCCAAACTTGCGAATTTCGCCCTTAATCTTCTTCTTATTCAAAGACGCCATGTCACTGATCTTGCCACCAACCGATGACTTAATCACAAAATAACGCGCCGGGGTATACGCAGAAGACTTCTTGCTCTCTTTGACAAAGAACTTCTCACCCGACATAGTACGCCGCTTCTTTTCGTAGTCAGAACGCTTTCCCTTACGTTCCGGTGCGTTTTGCTGCGCCTCGCGGTCAATAACGTTGGTATGTGCCTCAACCTTGAAAGAAGAACTATCAGCGTCCTTCATTTCGCAATAAGGACACTTCTTTTCAGGATCAAGAGAACCCTTCTCACTGTCATATGCAAGACACATTTTCGGAATACGTGTCTGCTGCTTCCACTTGTTCATAACCGGCGTACCGTCTGCCTTAAATACTGGCAGGTAGTGGAACGCAATACGCCGCGTTGGACCAATCATACGGACTTCTTTAAACTCGTCCGTCAATTCCAATGTCTGAACAAGGTCTTTTAACTGTGGACCCCGCTCATTATTACCTATTGAGTCCTTGGACCAATCCATGTACTTCTCCTATCGTTTAGGTGTTCTTGTGTTCTAATCTACTTTACGATGACAATACATCGTACTCGACGGTCAATTCAGCGTTTTGATCGTCTGCAACATATACAGATATTAACCCTCCGTTCGCCTTTCTCAAAAGATGTTCCGCAATACCTTGTGGTCCGACATTCATTGCAGGATTAACCAACAAAACACGAAATCCATTTTTCGTATTTGGAATAAACTCGTTACCGATAAGTTCTGAATAAGTAGGATCAGCGTTAAAACGAAGATCGGTCCAGTAGTCGTGAATCGTGGCACCGTCTTTAGGTTCCAGCAATTCAATCATAAACGTGTCATCACAACGAAGCATAATACCTCGGTCAAGCGGATCGAGATTTTCTTCAACAAATGTTTCCAGCTGAGAAACATCCCATGTTGTGTCATCGGATTCAACACGGATTGTCATAATAGAACAGTCCAAATCGGCTTCGACATCAGGAACAACTTCAACTGATTCATCACTATCGGCATTCGGATCGTTTAATCGATGAAATACCATGCGAATGACGCGTGTAATACTTGCCATGACGTGTCCTCACGCTTCTATAAGGGAGCTTCGCGACCCTTTGTTGATAACTTTGTAGGTTCTGTCTGCCTGCAAAAACAATTCCTTTGTTGATCGCGGACTAACCACGATAACATTGGGTACAGTTTTCTGGACTTCGGGAAGTAGATCGCTCATCATCCTTTGACGTATCATTGCGTCGGTGTTTGCATCAATTTCATCGAGGATGATGGTATTACAGCGTCGGTTATCAGGAAGTAGGCGTAACATAGCCAACGCGGATACTAACTGCCAACAACGTTGTTCGGCACCTGATAGAGAGAACGCAGTACCCACTTGACCATTACGATGCACGATGACATCACATTTGCGCGGCCCGGTTTCTATTTCAAACTTATAGGGTTTGCGCCAGACCAATGGCGCCAAGGAATTGAGGTTATCGACAAAGAGTTCAAGAGTAGATTCTAACCGCTTCGTACGGAAACCATCACGACCAAGCGCTTTCTTTGCAACAGATAATAGTTTGAAATCGCGCGCAGATGAACTAAGACTTTCAGCACGATCTCGTAATTCTTTTCGATCACGCCGATATTTCCTATACAACGCCTGTGAAGTCTCTGTCTGAATAAGTTCTTCATTCAATCGTCGCTGTTTCTTGTACAAGGCACCGATAGAATTATCAAACTCGTCTATGAGAGTTTCCAATTCTTTCCGCGATCTGGATACATACTCGTTGCCTTCAATATCTGAAAAACGTTTTTTGATAGAATCTTGTGTTTGTGCGGCGATCAATGTCTTTTGCGCGTTCTTGTACAAACGCTGCACTTTAGCTAACTTCGATTCATCGATTTCTTCCACGTCTGTTAGATCACTGAAACTTTGTTTTTGCTGCGCCAGACTATTATACGACTGACACAGGTTGCGCATCTTCTTACAATTTTTGATGGTTGTTTGCAATTCATCAAGATCGATGATCTTTGAAACGACATCGACGGAACGAGCCTTGAGAACCTTTAGATCAATCTTGATAGACTCAATTTTATTCTTGCGTTTCTTATTTTCTTGCCTTAACTCTGAAATGTTGTGAGTTTTACCATGTTTTAGGTCCGATCCGCACAATGAGCAATATTCGTCACCAGATTCGTGTGCGGTTATTGCAAGACTTGTGACATGGTAGGCTTTTTCCAGCTTATCCTGCTGTTTCTTCAAGGTATCACGCGTCTGTGTTACCTTTCGGTCACTATGTTTATCCAAAAACGCACGCAAATCTGCCTGTTCTTCATATATTTCGTTGTTACGCGATGCTTTTTCAAATGCTTTCTCTGCCTTTTCCAATGTATCCTCTGCGATCTTATTCATTTTTTGAGGATGCACGGTGGTTGGTAGTTTCAAACGCTTACACAACTGTTTGTATTCACGTTTCAACGTATTCCATTCTTCTATAACTTGATTGCGCTTTTCAAGACGTTCTTGCTGTGTTTCAAACAGTTCTTTCTGCTTCGTAAGTTTCCGCATCAGTCTATCATACTTATCATGATTCGACAAGGCGTCTTTTAGAGATATTTTTGGTGCATCCGTGGCAGTTTCTTTATACTTCAAGGCATACTCTGCCGCACTCTTTTTCTTCTCAAGGGATTTCACCATATCCGTGATTTTTGCGATCCTAGATCGCAAAATGTCTGTATCTTCGGACGGTTTATCGACCGTTACCATACTTTTCAGTTGTTCAACCAACATTCCATAGCGAACATTGTCATCCTTTGCGTCTTTCAGCTTACTGTCTACACGATCAAGATAAGCATCAAGAATAGATGCATATGCCAGCGTTTCATGCACCCAATCAAGCCTATCAGACGGTTTACCTTCTGCCAAAGGATGATCTTTGCGACCATTCAAAAATATCGTCGTGCGAAATATACTTTCTTGTATATTCGCACCATAATATTTATCAATGATCCGACGACCATCATCAATGCGTTCAGCCTTCTGTTGTTTCCCATCTATTGCGACTTCAAAGCGATTACGTGCCTTTCCTTGATTCAACACAGTAAAATCAAAGGTGTTTTTGGCGGTCGAAAGAGATAGGGTAGCACGACTGTTCTTTGGAATGTTATCTGTATTGTGCAAAATTGCACCCAAAGACGAAAACAGCGTGGATTTACCACTACCGTTTTCGCCCATGATATTTGTGATACCTTCTTCAAATTTGAACTCTATATCCTGCCATAGCAGGTAATTAATCAGATGCAGAGATTCAAAATTATACATTCTTAGACAATCTCTTTTTCACCGATGAGTGAGAACACTCGGCGTATATCTCTGTCGTCCATACCTTCACCACGTAAGTAAGCTCCAAGACCCTTCAAAGGGTTTTCGGATTTTACATTTTCCATCAACATTTGCTGACGTTTATTAACGGATTTCTCGGTATGATGTCTAACAATATGGGGGTATTTTGTTGACCAATCAGGAGGTAGTTTAGCTTTACGAGAAATTGCGACCGACCAATAAACTTCTGGATCGAGGCTTTGTAGGTCTTCCACGCTGTTAATACTTGCACGCCCCAATCGTATGTCTGGAGTGTGAGCGACGTGTACTGGTCTGTCGTCAAGTCGGATATAGCACTTTTCAACGGATTCATGCCACTTGGTTTGTACCACCGATCCCGCATAGATAAAGTTCTTACCACGCTGGGGCGTGTGATAATCACCGAGTATCCACCGACCTTTTGGACTGTCGGTCGTTTTAATAGCGTAGCCATTGTCCCCTCGTGCTCCATCGTAGCCAAAGTGTCCAAAGCTATACCGTACTTTAGCAGGTTGATCGAGGACGAAAGGATGCGGGCAGAAGAAGTATTGTTCATCATCAAGTGTGACTACTTCGGGCTTCATAAATACTTTACCGTTTATGAAGCCTCTCTCACAAAGAGACCGTACAATCCGCAATCCATTATTTCTAACATCGGCGAACTCGTGGTTCCCCATGACAATGTACTTTGGGATTCGTTCATGCCGTTTGAGGGCCTTGATATAAGCAACAATGTACTGCTGCTCGGGGTATGCATTATCGAAGGAGTCACCCAATTGGATAATGGCACTTGCACCATTATTTACTTCCTTATCGACAATTCGGTTAAACGTCGAAAGTATTTTCTTGTGACTATCAGGAATGTGTGCTTCCAGACAATCGATATGAAGATCGCCTATACATGCAAACATTAAAGCGCACCCTTATAGAATACATTGTCTCTTATACGAGTAATAAGACCTTCATCAACCAGCTTATTAAGCGCAATATGAAACATTTCATGGTGTTGTGGCACCAAATAGTATTCATAAGGTTCACATTCAAACAAATGTGAAAACAATCTCTGTATAGAGACGTTGCAAGGTTCTTTCTTCAAATATGTGATGATCTGATTCTGTATACGCCGAACGGATAATGCGTACCGAAAATTCCGTTCTAACAATGCGGCGAATATGGACAATCCGATTATCATAAAGAAGACTATGAATACCAGACCTAATACACCAAACTGCTTCGAGCCTGCACTGACAAGATTTTCAAACCAAATCATTCCTCGCCTCGATTCATATATGCTTTCGCAACTTGTTCTTTGTTAGAAACTTGGATACGTTGAATCTGTTCTTTACTCAATATGAAAGGTATGTTCATCGCTACAAACACAAGGGATGCGTGAGGAAGTTTGGCAACGTGTCGCGCAAATTCCGGGAACACACTCATTTCAACTATATTATCATCGGCGATAATATCTTCACGATCATGGATCGAGATCGCCTTGTTATTTATTTGTTTTCCTTCTTCCTCTGTAGACTTTTTACGTGCAGTTCTATTCAGGGAAAAGGCTTCATTGTCATAGACAACAAAGTTTGACGCACCTTCTGCGTTCTTGAACCATATTTTAATCTGTGAAGTAAGCGTCCCCTTTGTCGGAATAAATCGATCAATCGCACGAAACGACGAAATCATGTACGAATGAAGCATGTCCGTCTTAGATGTTGACAACCCCACCACGTTTTTATTGTATTGGTTGCGATTGGCAAAGGTTTCGATAAAATAATAGTATCGAAACAGGACATCCTGCTTAAATTCTTCATAATCCGCAAGGTATTTACGTACATGGCGGAATAGTTTCTTTTTGTTTATGGGTGGCGGAATAGGATTGGGCTGTTGCATTGTATAAGCGATATGATCCACAACGATGTTACGCTCAATTCCGTTATGAAGAATAAACTCTAATAGATGCAATTTTGATTCTTCTGTTAACTGCGGACGCTCAACACGTTTCGCAAGTTCATCAAACAGTTGAACCATAAGTTCATCTTGAGCTTCTTCCGTGATCTTCCTACGGTTATCGGTAGAAAGTGCCAGACACGACAAAGCAGTTTCCATAGACATATCTGCATAAACGGCCAGCGGTGCAGCCGCCTCATAAAGCAGATTTATCATTATACTCCATATCTGATACGAATGGAGGTTTTTCGACCAGACAATATTTTCGTGTTGTCTAAGAGAGGACTGTGACATTGCTCTTTTTATTCCTCTCATCCACTATCTGCAATTGATTCTGCATCCTACGAAAATAATTGATAGCATATGGATCAACTCCATACTGCTTCGCAATGACCTTGGATTGCCCTGTTGCGCGTACCGCTTTATAGTACGCTTCACCCTGATCCTTGAAACGCTCCAGAAACGTTTGCGCTTCTTCTTTTAATTTCGAATCACGATTATCAGTAACGAAATTGGTCACACAGTTTATAACTGGCCGAAGATCGCACTTTTTCTCTTGAAAGAACTTATTCAAATTCTTTCGCAACTTACTGCGCAAGTCGAAATTAAGAAGCGTGGTCAATCCGATATATGCAGCCATAATATCACTGGTGTTTTTCACACGTTCGACGTGATAACCAAGATTGTTATAACCCGTTAATCGGGTTGTTACACTCGCCGTTTTACTGGAAACTGCACGAATAACTGGTTTAGGATCAACCGGTACAAAGTTAAATTCAAACGACCGCTGATTGTCGTAATCCAAAGGGACCAAATCAGATATTTCTTTTAAAATCGTCGGTATGTCAGATATGACAATAACCTGATTTGGCTTTATGCTATCCGCAAAACGAAAATACTCCCGCAATCCATCAAAGATTACAAGAGTAGCCTTCTTATCATATGTCATTCGCGTAGCATTTATATAGACAATGCCAGCATCACGAATAACTTGGTATTTGTTGACGAGTTTAAAGAAATCTGTGACCGACGTAATGCCAAGTCCAAACAGTCCTCGCATTGTTATTGTTGGCTGCATTTTTGTCCCTGTGCTGTCTGAAAACACTCTACTATTCCTTTACGGTTAGAGGCGTATTACGTGACTGTAAATAATACGTATGACACGATGGAGAATGGAATGGGCTACGCGACCAAACAAATAAAAGTACGCTTCTCACGAAAGGTACATCCACGACAGTATAACCCCGTTGAAGTGGAAATGGAAGAAACGGTTGACGTGAGTGGGGACACGGAATATGTACAGAAGGTTCGGCGTGTAATATACAAACGCTTGAAGACTGATGTTGATACAGCATGTGAGCGTATCTTGGAAGAAGAAGCACCAAAGAAACGCAAGGGTGGTGGCTATGAAGATGACTAAAGAAAACCATCGCGTTGTTGTAAGCGGTGTTTTTCAAAGTGAAATAGTATGGATCGGTGAGTTCGCAGAAGAAAATCGCGCCGATGTATCCTACTATTTTGTTGCACATGTTCAGCATGACACCGCAATATACTCCCACATGGTTACAACATATCCAGACGGACGCATAGGTATAAGCCGTCACTTAACAGGTGTGGATGTTTCACCGAATCTGTTGAAATTTATTCAAAAACTAGAACATCGCAATCGGCATAGGCTATCAAGTAAATTTGAAGAAGTTTATGTACATCGACCACAGATCAAAGGCATAATGCCAGCAGATCATAGACTCTATAGGGATTAAAATGACGTTGGAACTCACCCTCGCTAATCTAGGATATATCGTAGCTGGTTTCGTCCTGATTATACTCGCATCTTTATTATTCGTTCGACGCCGGAAATGGTCACTTCTGAATGACATGGAAATAGAATACTACGCAACCGAACACAACATGATTGTGCCTTTCACGTTTACCAAAGAAAAGCGTGGTCATTTGTCTGGTGGTCTTGGTCATTTCGGTTATGATATTAGTTTGAGCGGTCAGGTAAAAACAATTAGGAAACATCAGCGACCAATTGATCCATCCGATGTCAATGAGGACTTGACTGCCATCAAATACAGTACGTTTGACCTTGATGGATACATACTAAAACCCGGTGAGTTCGTTCTTGCATTTACAAAAGAGCGATTCAAAATTCCTCCTCATATTGTTGCCTTGGTAAAAGACAAATCAACCCTTGCACGCCTTGCAATTGCGGTACAAAATACGGTTCTTGAACCGGCGTGGGAAGGTTACTTAACCATTGAAATCAGTAATCACGGGCCTTTGGAAATTATTTTGCGCGAAAATATGCCAATTGCGCAGATGATTTTCTTCCAAGGGTCCGAACCCTCGACTTTGTATACTGGCAGATATAGTAATCAAAGCTCCGGTACAACGGCGTTAAACAATGATAATATCACATAATTCCTTAATTCTAGTAGACACTATAAAGAAGGGATTTGTGTTTTGTTTCGTTATGTTAGATTCTTTGCTATTGCATTTGTCATCCTTGTATTGCTGGCACTTGCAATAATAGGAGTTTCCTATACCTCACATAAAGCGCATGCCGAGGATTATACCAAAGATATGCCGCATATGCATATGTCGGGACATTGGTATCCAAGCGAATGCTGTTCTATGAATGACTGCTATGCACTTGATCCACTCGATGTAAAAGTCACACCAAAAGGTTATTTTTTGCCGAGAACAAATGAAGTTGTACCGTACAGTCAGGCGCGTAAATCACCGGATGGTAAGTATCATAAGTGTACCAGTGACGCTGATCCCGATGAACCACTTATTCACCCCGAAAATAAACCTATGTGCCTTTTCACGCCAGACCAGTCATCATGAAACTTTCGGTCTTTCTTGTTTGCAGATACAAGGATAAAGTTCTTCTACTTAAACGTAGCAAACTATCTAACAACCCCGGCCAGTGGAATTTTCCGGGCGGAACCGTTGAACGCAAAGATACTGCGAAATCGACAATTTTAAAAGAACTGCGAGAAGAAGCAAACATAAAGCTAAAGCTCAAAGACGTTCACTTCTTGGAACAATTTTCACTTCGTAATAAAATCGTTGTGTTCTTTATGACCACATTCGATGAAAAGCCGAAAGTACAGTTAAATCAGGAAAGTTCCCGCTTCAAATGGGTCAGGTTCGGCAACCTACCTCGAAATCTCCATCTACCAACGCGCATGTTGGTAGAATTTAAAAAGCCCGCCGCGATGTATGAACGAGCGAGCTTGAGCAATACCATCCAAACTTTGATAAGCAACATATAAAAATATACAAGGAAAAAGCAATGCGCGTTATATTCTTCTCTGGAAGCTCGTCTGTTGGTAAGAGTGAAACTTTAGCTACTTTATCCGATAATAAGTATATAAAGGCTCCGCTATCTGCACGCGATGCACGAGCTACAATCGGAAACCCGAACTGGGATGACCTTAAATTGCGTCCTGCCGCATGGGAACACCAAGTCGTCGTTTTGAACTGGTTCATCGCCCAAATTCAGAAGCAAATTGTTGTTTCAAAAGGAGATATGTTAAGCAGAGACGTTGTATTTGAACGGTCTATGTGGGATGTTGTAGGATATTCTCACGCGTTTGACTGTGGTTATTCCTTCGTCGCAGAACAAGTCTCGCGTGTTCACGAACTGGAACAAGACTTTATTGAACAATATCCTGACATTCAATTCAGTATAGTGTACTTCCCAATTAATCCGCTTATTCCATATAAAGCAATTGAAGCAAGACCACCAATTATTATTCGTGAACGTCAAGATAATTGGTTGAATATGTTTCTAAAGGAAGAAACTGCTTTTAAATATGCAGATCGTTTGATGGGCGAAAATATCGAAACCTGTATCGCCTCGTCTTTCAGGACGGATTAATACACAATATCATAAATAACTTTCTCACCTTCCGATAATATACACGATAAGTATATGTCACTCTTACGCGGTATCTGCATGGGCTTAAACGCGTTGTTTATTAACAACGATTGCCACGGATAGTTTGCGTATTTGTAGAAAATTGTTACGGGAACGTCATTGTGTTCCAATTCAACAGACAGTTTGTCCTCGATCGTTATAATCGGGGATTTAATTGTCTGTTTTGTTTTGGAGCGTCCTTTTAGTTCACCAAAAACGCGCATTTTATTACTCATCATCTTTTCGCGACAAGATTACCTTGCCGATCCAATGTGAAATCGCCAGCCCATTTGACATATGAATCTTCACTACGACCCATTACTTTCATAGCTTGTAAGTAGTCTTCTGCGCTTTCCCAAGCTTTATTTCCTACCGCAATAGCTGCACCACGCGCTAACCACTGCATCTGATTCCAAACAACAAGCTTACTGTGTTCGCGTGCGTATATTTGCAATGCAGTGTCTAACTGCTTGCGAAAATCTTCAATATTTTGTTTTCTATGTTCAGCATTATTTCGAATATTATTCTCTAGTTCACGCGCAAAACCATAGCCACTACGCAACCATTTCAAGGTCTTTTCTACCTTGTCCATCGTTGTGCTGTAACCAAGTGTACTAGCAGTTGGTAAATCACCCGATTTCATCCATCGAACGTGATCGGTCATGCGGTGTGTTAAGTCACCAACATGCTCGACTAATGGATTTAGTACACCACCGCCAAGTGCAAATTGCACCTTTATCATCGCAGCTTCTGGTTTACCCCGCTGATCGTTTCCGAGGCGTTTAAAACCCTCAATAACTTCGGTAGTAAAGGGTTTTAATTCTGGTGCCTTAGACGATTCAGCCTTTTCTAGTATTGCGTGAACTACTTCCATGTTTTGCTCAATTCTGTCCAAATAAGCCGACGTAATTCTGGACCAAATGCACTGTTCTTCATGTAGGCATCGAATGCACCTGACAAGTCATTCTCGTATTCATTCTTTGCCATATGTTTTATGCGTTGAATAGCCCGGTCTACGCGTTGTTTAACCGCATCATTCATAGTTTTTGGAATGTCGGCCGTTTCCATAATTTCGTAGATAGTATGTTTTAGTGCCATACTACTCTCCAGCTAGTTTTTGATATTTCGTCAACTGATTGATATAACAACGAGAAATATGCGCGTTTGCATTCGTCAATGCAATATCTAGCTTCTTTATAAGAATAGCATACGTATCACCACGTACTTTTCCACTCTTATACTGCGCATCGCAGCGGGTATCAGGTTTCACGGCTTGAATTGCAGTCTTTCGACGGTTATCCGCTATAACAACCTGATCCTGTAACTGTTTATTGGATTGCGTTGCAATATTGGATGCAGTAACCTTGTTAACTGCTTGATTAGTTGCGCACGCCGTTAAAGACAGAATCAGGGGCAACAACATCACCGACAGGTGGATTCTTCCGCAGTTCTTCAAGTTCTTTCTCCATCTTTTCGCGTTCAATATTTGCTTCTGTAACTGAATCTTCGTATTGCTTATTTACTTCACGTTCAATCTCTAATAACTGTTCTTTTTCGTCTATTTCCTTTTGTTTCTGGTCGAGAAGAATCTGGTTATTGCGGATGATTGCGTCTCGGGCTTCTATTTCAGCCTTTGCAGTTATTTCTGCAATCTTTAATCGTACAGCCTTCACAACAGAAGTATGCTGCCAATACCATGCAGCCAAAGCAGCAGCGATTAAGATACCGAAAGGTAATCCAACTCTAAATTTCAGAACTTGCCATAGAACTTCACCGGCTGTTAAAAGTCCGTTAAATAACCATGATAAGCCCCACTTTGCGAATAACGCCGCGATCATGGTAACTCTCCATTGGGAAATGGGAGGGAGAATTTCTCCCTCCCTTGCTTTTTAAGAAACGACTTCCTGAATTTCATTCATTTCTTCAATTTGTGCGTCTGCTTCGTCTACATTTTCAAGCAGCTTGTCCACACCATCCTTGGTTTCTTTGAAGCTGTTGTAAATAACAAACGTCAATGCTATAATCAGAATACAGACCATGACAATGAGACCCAACTGCACAATGGAGTCAAGTCCAGCAAAGAAATCTGGTAGACCATCGAAGAATCCTGCAATGCGATCCTTCAACCAGCCGAGAATACTCAATGCTGATACACCAAGTGCTGACAACCAACCCTTAACTTTCGACAACGGCTTGGCCTTCTGCTTCAGTTCTTTAGGAACCTCAACGGGCTTCTCTACCAGTTTAACAGGGGCCGCAGCACTTGCTGCTTGCTCCTTGACATCGCGCGTAGCGATACGATCAATCTGAGCAATGATGTTATCGATGGCGAAACGATCTTCCTCATCCATTGTGCCATCAACAGTAATCCCGACATCCTTCTGGAACGCCAACAAAGCCTTTTCAGTCTTTGCACCATGCCATCCATCGACCTTACCAACATTGTACGCAGGTTTTTCTTTCACTGCTGCAATTCGGTTCAACTTCTCCTGATATTCCTTCAAGAGAGGATCAAACTGATTCTTTGGTGGCTTTTTGGTCTTTTCCGATACAATATCCGCAGTAAAGACCTTCTTTGCCTTGTTTACTGCCGCCTGACGCAAATCAAGTGCATTGCGACCACCGTTGATAATCTCGGTAGCTTTCACTGTATCATTCGCGTACTTCCAAACACCTTTCGTTAACCAAAAGAATCCCGCAGATAAGAAAGCCCACGGGAATTTCAGCAGATTCTCGGGATTTTCAACGAAGTCTGGTATTTCGTTTGCGTTTAGTCCAAGTTTCTTGGCGTTTGCGTGAATCCATTTGTTAAACTCTGTGACGTTTTCACGTCCTGTCAGCTGCTTAATTCCCATACCACGATATTTCCATCCGTCTTCGGATGGCGCAGCCTTATTTCCCATACGACCGCCATAGGTCTTTATTGCAAGAGCCTTAGGATTACCTGCATAAGGCTGTGCTGCCTTAATCGTCGGAAACCGCTTCGGCCAGACTTGTGTAAGACGTTTGGCAGAATAATTCAAGTTTTCTTCTAACAAAGAGAAGTAACCCGATTCCACAGCAGTTTGTCCTACAAACTGTGAAATAGTAGAAGGATCGTTGATTTTGAGGAAATCACCCCAGCGATTGATACCGTCCACAACCCCTTGCACAATGTAAGGTTTTGTTTTCGATGTACTTATCGTTTTGAATTGTGCGGCTATTACTTTCATTTTACTTTATCCTTTATGCCCATACTCTAATTCTATTAGTGATCGTCTCAGGACGGTAGATGCGCATGCCGCTCGTCCCCTGCCAGCCGGGCGGAACGCCATCTTCGGTCGACGGCATCTGTTCCATGTTGCCGAGCAGCGGAAAGATCGCCTCCCAGCCGCCGGCAATCAGCAGATCGGCAAGGCGGCCGACCGCCCACAGATTGACGTGATGGCCGGGGACGACGGTCGGGGCCTCGATCTCGTTGCCCTCTCCGTCGTAGACGCCGCCCTTGACGACAGGACCGATCTCATCGATGCGGACGCCTTCGGAGCATATCCAGTTGCCATCCTCGTCCAGCACGGCAAGGGGCTCCTGCGTGACCGGGTTGAGCAGGTCTCCCATGACGTAAACGAACGTCTCGCGGTCGGGGCAGTGGGCGAGGTATTCGAGGAGCGAGGTCATAGCGCGCTCATTGTTGGCAGGTTGGCGTTCGCTACCCGACGAGGCAGAAGAACAATCGAGGTCAAGTGACCGCCCAGATGACCTACGGTGGCGCCGCTGCCGAGATAGAGGGTGCTGACCGCAGGCACGACGACGGTGCCGTCCGTCGACACGGGATTGCCGTTGGCCGACGACGCGGCGTCGTTGGCCGCATACGCGCCAGCTAATCGAAACCGGCTGCCCAGGGTGGCGTTGTAGTTCGCCGAAGCCGCAGCGAGGTCCGCCTGAAACGCGACATCGGTTCTGATGATGAGGGCATACCGATTCGGCGAGCCGGAAAAACCGGCCACCTCGATGTAGTTGTTGCCGATGCCCTGCAGGCGCATCACTCTCGGGTTGCCGACGGTGATGGCTTGGCGCGGGGTGAACTCGACGATGATCGTCCCCTCCGCCGCGTTGAACGGGAACATGCTCGTCGCCAGGCTGATATTGTCCGCCGCCCGCGTCACCTGCGCCCCCGTGGTCGGGATGTAGCTGGTTGGGAAAGAGCCGAGTTCAACCTGTGCCCCAAACATCAGGATGCTGCATGCGCCTTGATCGACGCCGCCTAGGACACTCGCGCCGCTGACACCTAAATAGAACCCAGTGTCGCTATAAGATGTCAGACCTGTCGTCCTTATCCGAACCCAATCAGCCGTCAATACATGGTTGATGAGATCGGTGCCGTTCCCTCGCTGTAGATAGATTGTCTTGCCAACGTCCGCCGGGTTGGCAGCCTTGACATAACAGGATTGTGTGCGAATGGCCGATCCACCCGCAACCAACGCTTGTATGAGGGCTGAAAAATTCGTGCCCGAGACGGCGGGAAAATCTATCTTCGATGCGTTGTTGAGGCCGTCCGGGGAGGTTCCCGCGTTAGCCGTACGAACGGGTGCGGCTACACCCGATTGGGCTGTTGTCCACGGTGATACCGTAAACTCGTTAGATCGCGACAACAGATTCGTCCGCTGTTCCTCGATCAGCACGCCGAGCGCGACGATGATCTTCCAGCTTGAGCAGGCAAAATACCCGCTCGCCGCCCGGAAATCGACCACGAGGGAGCCGCCCGCATAGGATACAACCCGACCGGCCATCCACTTCGTGATGTCCGAAGCATCGGAGGCGACGATATCCTGTCCCGCAACGTAGGTAACGGCACCTGATGTGGTCAGCGTCTTGCGCACCACGCCGCCATTGCCGACGCCGAGGCTGTCATGCGTCGTTGCCGACGTATCGAGCGTCGACGCATCGTGATCGCAGCGCAGCGTCGTGCCGCCCGACAACACGCCATGCCGGTCCGTGATCCACTTCGTGGAGGGCGACGTATAGGTGAGCTTGCCGTTGGGGTTGCCGGAAAACGGAGCCGGACCACCACGCGCGAGGCAGTCCATCGACACGAAATCGACGGCAAAGCCTGCACTCTCACGTTGTCCTTTATCTAGTAGATAACCTGCAGCAGATTTTGCTCCGAAAGGAGGAGTTAAAACCTGTACTGCATTTCCAAATCCATAACCAAATCGCATAGTAACCTCCTAACTCCTTATAATTAGGAGGATAACGCAATTAAATCTGTTGCAGTGGTGTTGGTTGCGTACACTTTAACGATACGCGCTTGAAGATAGAACCCCGAAGGAACGTTCTTATACACGATCACCGTATCACGCGTTCCATCTGTATCCTGCTCATGCACGACTGCTATATTGCCACCAGTACCAACGTATATTGCACTAACTGGTTTACTAAAATACGTACTATCATTGGGCGTAATAGTTTTTGCAGATGCGGCAGGCATCATGGAATTTAAGGCATCATTGTCTGACATAGCAGACGGACGAAAAGGACGGGGAGTAGCGGCCATAGTTATTCTTCCTCTGGTTATTCGGGTTCTTCTGGAATAGAATTAGTCCAATAGACGTCATTTGTATAGTCTAGAGGTATAGGATTCATGGCTTGAAGATCAAATGATTTCTGCCATAGAGGTTGCTGATGATGTTGCGCCGCGTATAGAAAAATTTGCAACCATTCAGCTGCAGTAATCACGACACGTCCAGTAGCAGTAGATATTTGTGTCATAGGTTGATTGATAGCATCCGACGCAGGATTAGCCATCATAACCTGAAACATAACATCCTTTAGCTGCGTAACTTGGTTCCATCCTTCCATGTCACGCGGCGTCGTACCGATTTTATGTACACCACGCTCGTCACCAAAGTCGTAGTAGAAACCAAGTGCAAGACGACGATCACGTTCAGCACCAACATCATCAACCGTTGGTCTCGGTTTGGAAGATAAGAGAATATCTTCTGCTTCTTCGATTGATAATTCTTGCCATGCACCAGACGTATATCGATAGTATTTATCCGGTTGAGGATCGGCAGGAGGGTCTGTAACTATCCACATAGGAGGAATAGGATCAAACTCGGTGATTGTACGAGTTTCACCAGTCCAAAAAATGTGTTTTGTAATATGACAAATAATCATTTGACTCTCACGATGGCGTTATCTGAACGAGGCAATGCAAATTGCGTTGCATAATCGTACATTTTTTCTACTTTAAACAATCGTACTGCTGGCGAAGCAGCTACTGACCATATATTGCCTGCATTATCCATAAATGTATCACTTCGACTACTCGAAATACTTGTTATAACATCGTAATTAATCAATCGAACATCATTTGGTGCAATACGCACTTGAGCAGCATTACCGTATACGTCACTAACTGCGGCGACAAAATTCCACGTATTGCCATTGTCAAAAGACCTCATAATTCTCTGCGCGTCTGCTTTGTACAATCTAGTACCATCACCAAAAATTTTAAGTGACATCGTAGAAGTGGAACCAACGTCCATAGCCCAGCTTGAAAAGTTAGATGTCACATCTTGCCAAGATAAACCATCTGATGATCTGTAGACGGAGATATTGGTTCTAAAGTACCAGTACCCGTTTATTTTATTTGAAGATAACCAATTACCTGTCGCTAAAAAACTTGCTCTCTGAGTCCATGTTAAAACACCATTTATAGCAGGCGCCGTAAATATACCATTTGAACCAAACGCTATAAACACATCTGAATCCGGGTCGTATCTTAAATATGAAAACGTTGCAGAATTTTTATCTGGAAGATTGTTGCTTACTGACCATGTGCCAGTGGGTGTGTTTGATTGCGTTACACAAACTTGGTAAGTCGTACCAGAAGATGCATAGCTCAATATTGCCACAAGGCCTTTACCAGCAGCACAGCTATCCACTCGATTTGTTGTAGTACCGAAAGCTCCCGTCGATGTTGTAATTGACCAAGCCGTTCCGTTCGATGAATAAGCTAATCCTTGTGATGAGTTTGAACAAGAAAAAAAGTACATACTATTTACAGGATCATAAGCAGAATCAGTTATTTGTCCGGCAGCTGTGTGATCTACCAACAAAGTTGTTGTCAACAATGTTTGGTTGACAAGATACATTCCGCGTGTACCAGAACTACCTGTAGCAAATGCAAATATTAAACCATTTAAACTATAAACAGAACTTGATAGAGTAGGAGAATTTACTATGGCTTCGCTAACGTAGGGAAAGAAATGAGCGTGACCAAACAATGCATATAGTTCAGGATATGCTGCTATGGATAGAACAGAATTGTCAGCAAGCAAGTAGTTTGATGGAAAAGAGATTACTTGGTTATAAGGTAAGCGAACCAAACTTCCAACTGGAGGTAACGCATTAAATTGTGCTATTTGAATCCAATTACTCCATGCACCGGCGGCACCACCACGACGCATATACAGACGCTGATCGTTGGAATTGGTCGTATATCTTTGTGCAACAATGGGATACGGTGATGTATTAGGATCGAGCACAAGAACTTCCAACGCACCAGCTATTTCTTCTGGATAATTACGCGCCGTCGTAGCATCAGGCGTAGATATTTGACCATGCAAACCTATTTCGCGGACATCGTTTAGATTACGTGTTCCCAATGGTCCACGATACGGTATCGTAACAGTTTCTAACTGCTGTAATCTTGAAAGATGACGCGGACCCATCAACCCCGCGTTTAATCTTGATACTAGCTCAATCATATTTTTGACATCCTCGGCAGAAGAATAGACGGTGTTGGCATAGCTTTAGGGAAATAAATACAACGTTTCAATGCGCCCAACATATTCAGATAACCGTCGTATCCTCCAATTGTCAATTTTGTAACTGTCGGTATAGTTCCAGCTAAGTCAGAGATTACAGCACCACCATTCATAGATGCATAGAAGTTATTTAGAGCGTAGGAATACGCAACCCTATACCGTGCTCCTAATACCAACGTACCCAAATTCATACTTGCTTGCGCAGAACCCGCCACAACAACACGAAAATCCAAACTCATATTAATCGTATCTGCCCGAATCATAATAACGTTGTTATCTGTCCCATCCTTTGCGGTGAAAATATATTGATTGTTTTTAACCGCTGAATCGATGGTAAACTCAAGAAACCCAGAACCTTCGTATGAATTCCAGATTGAATTGAATGTTGCGCTGGTATACTGTAAAATATCGGTTCCTCGTGAAGCAGTCGCACTCGTCGTCGGAACATAGGACGACAACACATAAAACTCACACTGAGCCCATGCTGCATGAACCGTTCCGGTAGACGTTCCGGCAGGTCGGATACCGCATAAAACAACTGTATTTGCACCGCCATTGTTTGTGGCAGTTAGTGATGCGCGGTATAATCCACTACCGACATATAGAACTTCTTTCAATTCTGCCGAAATGTTTCCGGCTGTACCAGACGCAGTAATCGTTTTTGACGCCCAATTAATGGTAGCAGTCGCGTTAACCGCTGTTCCACCCGTCGAGAATGACAAATCCAGAATAGTTTGTGTAGCTGATCCTTGTCGCAAATAGTAAGAAAGTGTTCTTGGATCGGTATTACCTGCCACCATTGCAACTGTTTGTGTCAACGAATGACTAGCGTTGGTTGCAGTCAACAACCACATTGATGCACCGCCATCACCACCCGGACCATATCCGAATGCCATAGTAACGTTTGACTTTAACCAAGCCGCATTGCTGAAATCATTTGAATGCAACAGTAGGTTCGATACACCACCTTCGAACAAAGCACCCCGAAGACTTCCATCAAAATAGTCGATGCGAAGATTATTCACACCGGCGTCAACAGTTTTACCTATCTTATTGACACTATTTCCGACGCCTGTGCGTGTATACTCAATTGCAGCGTCAGGACCGGAGAAATTCAAATCCAATGATGGGCTTAACCTACAACGATCGATTGGATCAATGTATGTCCCGATAAAGGACTCTGTGTTAGCGTCCGATTGTGCTTTTGTATAGATATTTGCGTCTATTTGAACCTTTGTGTAGATATTCGTGTCAATTTCCGTCTTCGTATACGCATCTGTTATAGCAAAACCCGCAATAGTCGTCGGTTTATTTGCTATAACCGTCCATTCAGGCGTGACGTCTGCAAGTTCGATGTAGTTGGCTTCCGATGTTTTCGAACCTGTACCACGATAAATCCATAAACGACCATCAGACGTAGCAACGTGAGAACCTTCAACAATATCGTCCTGTTGATCGACTGTTAAAGATGCAATATTTGTTAAAGCAACAATAGGTGCCTGAAATACCGCAGGGGGAAGATGCGATACATCAAGAACACCGCCCGGAAAATACGATGTTGTTACCAGATCACTTATTGTGATACCACTGGATTTAATCGTATTGCCTAGACCACCAGCAAACAGAACAACTTCATCTGCTCCAACATTGGATAGAGGACCATAAACAACGTTTGTTGGTGCCAAGTTAGGCGTCAATACACTAATAGGATTGGCGTAGTCAAAGAAAAACGTCAAATCCAATGTACCATCGCCGTTGTCTTCGACAGCAATGTTGGTTGGACTTGCACCCTTACTTGCAACTTTATCAAAGTAATTTGTATTGGTCGGAAGGGTGCCAACAGGAGGCGTTAGGCCAAATTTGACTTGGTATCCATTACCATCGACGTCGTAAAATACCTGATCGAGAGACACATACTGTCTGTCAATCTGATATATACCTTGATGGATAGGAACAATTCGCCCTAGAATGGTCGAAAGCATACTCAATCCTCTATGTCGTATAACCAATCAAGAACAATTTCGCACCAATAGCAGTTCCATCGCCGATTTGTGTTATATCGAAACGCAGACGTGTATCTATTGGTAAATCGGGAAATGAAATAACTGGTGGAACTGCTGCCATACCTGAATTGATCGTATTGTTATCAATGGTCAACAGCGTTGAAAGAATACTCGTCCACGCTGCACCATCCCAACGCTTAACATCAAATGTTAAAGTAGCGCCAGACGATTGCGGAACATTGAGATACGCCTTCAAACCAGTAACATAAAACCCTGTTGGTAATGGCTGGTATGCAACACCATTTGCAGCAACCAACGGAGTAACTTCATCCGACAACGCAACAGGAAGAATGGTTTCTGTGGAAAACCCTACTTGCTGCCATTTCGTTGCATCACTTGGAAGCGTTCCTATAGGAATTGACACTCCGTATATAGCGCGATACCCTTTTCCCTGCCACAATACCTCATCAAGCGATGAATATTGCACAAGAGGATCAAAAAGCCCCTTAAATATAGGTAAAACGCGACCAACGGTCGTGGTAACAATGTTTCCTTGATATTCGTATGTTATGTGAAGATTACCAAACGGATCGATGATGGCTTCCGCCGGTGCCGTTTCACTATCATTGGACGTAATGAAAACCAATTCACCGTTCTGCGTTATGTTGAAATACATAATAGCAGGAACACCTGAAACACCCTGCTTACCACGGAAATCAGTTGCAAGGTTGTGATTCGCGGTCGGTACATCGTCATCGCGTAGGTAGTATCCTACATTCGCCGGAGCGTCTCCACTACCACCGGAGTAGCCAACTATTTTAATAAGAACGCGACCATCATCGCGTTCTTCCGAAGCAAACTGCGGGGTCCATCCGTTTGGTCCCGGAGTTGACAAAGACGCAAGAAATTCGTTTGAAAATATTGGTGTAATACCGCTTAAATCAAACTCACCTGTCGTCTTATCAGTAAGCGTACGCGGCGGTGTCGGCGTATCGTCCCCAATACGCCCAACCTTTCTGTCTGTATCATAGCCAAGCTCCCCTAAACGAAGGGCGGGAACCTGACTTGATAAACCGACGCGAGCGCGAAGGGTTGCTTTAACCATTGTGCAGCACCTAGTTTATTAGGAAATCCACGCCGACTGAACACGTTCCGGGAACTCGGTAATAACCTTTTGCACATCGCTGATCTTGATATTGCGATATGAATCTACCAAAGTCTTTTCCTTGGCGAAAACATCCGACTTGAACTGTGACATAAGTTTCAGGATTTCCACCAAATCCTTGTAGCTTACATCCAGATAACCGTCATCCGTTTTCCACGCTTCGCGGTACGAAGATTCTTGCTTTGTTACCTGTACGTAATTGATCTTCTCGTTGATGTTACTAAACGCTTTCTCATTCGTCGGGAATGGTTTTCCCTTATACGAAACGCGTCCCTGTTCAATCAACATCTTGCGAATGACTTTAACCTGTTCTGCAAGCTGATTGACAAAGTAATCAACCGAAGGTGGCTGAATTTTACCATTGTGGGAAATATAGTCCGGCGTAATGTAACCGTTCAGATAATCCGGTGCCTCGATCCATTCAATAGCTGGATTAAAGAATCCGGGCTGTTCTTTCGGATCAAAATCAATGGTGTCGCCGGTGTTCTGACCGTTTTCAAAACGAATAAAAACTTTACCAGAAGAAGGATTAACTGTCTGAATGTCCATGTTTTCGCCTTTCCAATCGTCTCTTGGGTATCGAGAATATAACAGTACGTTGTCACTTAATCGTAGAATCGTCGTAAACCACGATTTTATTCCTGCTGGAGTAAACATTGCAGCGTATTGTAACGCCCGCTGCAATGTTTCTCCTTCTGTGACGATGGAACCGTTATAATTCGATGCAGTTTGAAATCCAACTGCATATCTTTCCATCTATTATGCCTCGTCTGCATAGTTATATGCAGAAGCCTGATTGTCAGTGAAGCTCGGGTAAGAACGTCCCTGACCCCAAATCAGTCTTACTGCACCGTGCGGCACGGGATCGTTGTCACCCGCTCCCTGTCCGCCGCCCCAACCAATCGGGAAGGAACGTTCTTTCGGACCAAGAATGTAGCTGGCGTGCTTGAATCCCTTGAAGATTTGACCGGAAACAATGGTAGTTTCAGGTTCACGCTTCCATGCAGACGGATTAACGTCATCGCGGAAGTCACGCGGTGTCTGGTTGTACGCCGACTGATTGTAGTCTGCACGACGCTGACCAGTGTTTGCTGCGCTTGTCGTGTAGTCAACAATGACGTAAGACGGAGAACCATGTGCGCCCGGTTTACTTTGGTTCCACGCCGACCACCATCTCGACGATTTGGCACCACGACCGGACGGACCGGCACCATGCAGACCCGTACCGCCACCGTTTCGGCCACCACCGCCGCCACCACCGCCGCCGACACCGGCAGTAGAAGGACCGGGATTGAACAGGGTATTCATACCGGCGCCTGCGCCACCAGAACCCCAATAACCACCGGCACCACCGCCACCACCGTTGACGTAGGTAAGGAAGCCTTGCGACGATCCTCTACCACCATCACCACCAAGACCGCCTGCACCAGTACCACCTTGACCGCCTTTACCAACACCAAACGGATCAAAGAGCAGGTCCCAAAGAGTCGGATATGTACCACCACGACCACCAAATGCAGTAATCTGGCTACCGACAGACGACGTTCCACCATTCGATGTACCCGCACCGCCACCACCGACAGTGATGTAGATGATACTACCGGGCGTTACAGAGAATGTGTTGAATCGCAGTCCGCCACCGCCACCACCGCCTGCGGTTGCAGCGCCACCACCACCGATAGCAACTGCGGAAAGTTGGGTAACTCCAGGCGGAACAGTAAACGCGTAAATACCGGGAATAACGAAGGTAGCTTCACCATATGCAACAGACGTGGTAAATGCACCGTTACCAGTACCCGTACCCCAATCCGACGCACCAAAGTTTGTACCACGATGACGAACACGGAAATAGTACGTCGTGTTTGGTTCAAGACCAGCCAACGTAATTTCGGTGCGATTAACCGTGTCATTGTAAGACGACGACGCGACACTACCACCGCCATTCGGCGCTGTTCTGATTTCCCAATCGGTACTTGCGTGCGTATCCGTTCCACCAGCAACACTGAATGCATTGGTAGACAGTGTAACCGTATTCGATGCGATCTGGCTTGCCGTTACTTGCGGCGTATTGACCGTGATAGCAATCGTTGTAAACGAAACAGACGCTGACCAAGCAGACCAATCCGTCGTCAAACCCTTATGACGCGCACGGACAAAATATTGGGTATTCGGTGCCAATGCATTTACTGGAACCTGATGCTGCAATTTATCCGTCGAATCACCCGAATCATACACTATTGCAGTAAACGTGTTATTCGTGGAGATTTGATATTGCGTGTACTGATGCTGAACATTCGGATCACTGTTAATGAAGGCCGAAGTCTTAATGAGCAGCGTGAGCGGCTGTCCAGTAGACGCATTCGTCGGAGCGGTAATCGTAGGTGCATTTGGAGCTGCCTGTGTTGAAAACCGTGTCGGAATAGACCACGGACCAGCACCAATTGCCGCACCGATGTGACGCGCACGCCAATAGTACGTCGTAAACGCACTCAACGTGGTCGGCACCTGATGTGACGTAAGATCGGCGACGTTACCAGAATCATAAATCGTGGTTTCAAACGATGCACTGGTAGACACCTGATACTGTGTGCGGTAATGTGTATCTGGCGTCTGTCCACCAGATACGAATGCCGTCGTAACAAGCGTCGGATTACGTGCAATACTACTCGCATCGTTTGCAGGCAGAAGGTTCGAAGGCTGGCCGATATAGTTGAAGGTCGCCTGCGTTGCAAATGCCGTACGATCAGACCATTCCGACCAGTAACCCTTATCGTCCTGATAACGACCACGCCAATAGTAAATCTTATTGGTTTCGAGAAGGTCAGCACCAGACGGAACCGTGTATGTATTACCAACCGCACCTTCCAGAACGAAGGAGTGCTGAATACCACCCGCCGCACCTGCCAAGAATGCATACCGATCACCGTTCAAGGCAACCGCATTCCACGCAGTAGAAACGCCACCAGCCTGCGGACGTTTCACCCACGTCTGACCGCGATTCTTAGACGTCTGGATTTCACCATTGGCACCGACGAACACTGCATAGATACCATTAATGGACACGCCGTTAATAGAACCAGTGTATCCATTCGCTACGCTGCGGTGAATCCACGTTGCACCAAAGTCGTTTGAAGTCTGTACTTCACCATTCGTACCTACTGCAATGGCAAAACCATCTTCGGTCATAGACACGTCATTCCACGTACCGGCGTAAGAACCTGCCTGTGTACGTTTCTGCCACGATTGACCAAAATCTGGAGACGTTTGAATTTCACCGGCACCGCCAACCGCAATACAACGACCCTGTGCATTCATCACAACTTTACTGAATGCCCCTGCATAAGATGCAGCGGGAATTGCTGATGCGTAGTTAACACCCTTGTTAACCGAAATGAGTATCTTACCCGTCGCACCAACAGCCACGACGTTGTTACCATATGCCGCAACACCATTGATGTCTCCAGCGAAACCATCAACACCTGCCGCTGCCGTCCACGCCAGTCGATCCGATGAATACTGTGCAGTACCATCTTCACCAACTGCAATGAATCGATCAACACCATTCCAAGTTACTGCATGAATAGCCTTCGATGCGTGCGCCGTTGTACCGTTGGTAAACGTCAATGCACCGTCATCCGTTGCACGGATAGTACCGTTGGCACCAACGAGAATACCCTTACGATCCTGATACATCAACACGTCATTGAAGATAGCAGACTGACCTGCCGTCGCCGCAAACGAAACCAGTGGCTCCGACGACGTATCCAGAACAAGATCATAGAACTTTGGATCGCGTGAAATCTGGAAGTGTGCGCCGCCCTGCGTGATGTTGTAGATAGATTCATATGGCGACAAGGTAAGAGTCGGCGTCTGACCAACACTCACCGCCTGATCCGCTGGCGATACGTTGAAGGGCTTTTCAACACGGAAAGTATCCAACTGCTCCGGATTCGTCATCCAGACCATATGTTTAATCTTTTCCGAGACGTTGTTTTCGCCTTCGAAAGTAACCTTCGTGTCAAATCTTACGCGGCTGAGAGGAATCGCGTAGAACTGCTCCGACCACTGCGGCTCGTGTTCCACACCTTGCGATTTTTCAAGTTCAGATTCCTTCCAGAAATCCGTACCGGATTCACGGTAGAAGACACGAATAACGCCCTTACCATTCGCCTCACGACGGATAACAAGATAACCGTTTGCCCAATCGTGCAGAACATTGTTATTGCGCGAATAGTAAACGTGGTATCCTTCAACCGATGCAGAGGCATCAGGATTGATCGTAAACGACGTAGGACCAATAAACGCGTTATCACTCGCTTCCAGCGTCGTATTAAAAGTTTCCGTAACACGAATAGACGTCAAATTCGGCTTGTTTAGGATGGTAACTTCACCCACGACACCATCAGCAGTAAACACTGCATATGTCGCACCGACTACGAACAGATTCGAGTTAGCGACAACCATAGTATCGTCGTTTGCAACTGTCTGAACCGGAACAGCGTCAAAGTCTCGCTGATTGAAGCGCTTGTGAGGAACAAACATTTCCCACACATAACCTTCGTCATCGAGACGATTCTGCTCCCAAAATGCTGTACGTGTCAATCCAGTAGGCGAAGACGGAGAAGCAGTTTCTACTTCTTCCCAAACGTGATCCAGACGAACCTTTCTGGTATAATCATCGGTATCCTTCCACCACTGCCCTTCGGACGGAGACGGAGGCTCTTCTGGACCAACGTGAACGCGCGATCCACCACCAACGTATTCATAAGAGACGCCATTCCAGAACATCATCTTCTGATTGGTAGGATCAGTAGCATCGACGTACGCTACAGGACCAGCCACAGTCGGAATATCACCAAACGTGGTAAACGTCGGAATACCAACATATTCATAGCGAGCGGTGTTCTTATTCCAGAAGTAGAGCGCATCACCATACCGCAGTATGGGGTCTTGCAACTGATCTGGAAGAACCAGAACAGTATCAATGTCTGCTATGTTAAATCCACCATTAATCAGGTCCATCAGAGCCTGATTAAGAGTAACATCTAGTTCCATTCCGCCGCCTTGTTCAGCAGTCGTCAAACCACCAAACGATATGGACTGATTAGACGACACAAAACGGACGTTTGCAAACTGACCAGCCTGCGCATGGAAAAGAAAACCAGTTGCAGTAATCATGGAAGAAATGTCCACACCATCAACGGTGCCGTTTTCTTCTATTTCAATCTGATTAAACTTAACCGATGGAACGGAGCTAAAGTCAAACGGTGCAGATGACTTATCCGTCATCACACGTGGTGGCGTACTGGTATCATCACCAAAGCGACCTACTTTGGTGTCGGTATCATACCCCATTTCACCAAGTTTTAAGACTGGAACTTGAGTAGAAAGACCGTATCTCGCTACAACGTGAAATGAGTATCCGGCAAATGGAATAAAAGGTGTTGTCATTGTGAATCTCTACCGTTTTGCGTTACGCAACGTTGGGAGCGAAGAAGGTAGCATATTTTAACGTACTACCAGCCGGGTTAACTAAGTCAGGAATACTGACATTAAATCCTGTAATGTCCAGATCGGTTGCCACAGCGTTACCATCAGTCGTATTAAACAACTCGACGTGTGAAGGTGCCGTCACAAAACCAGTTAAGTCAACGCTACGCACTGTGGAATCATCTGGAATATGCACACGACCTTCATGGAATATTGCGTCTACGAAACGCTTCTGATCGATCATTGTACGTGGTTCAAAGAAGGATGGGCTACCACCCTTTGTGACTTGCACCGCACCAATCTTCCACTGTTGCTGTGCTGACTGCAACTTAGAAGGTTCAAACAGAAGGTCTGCTGCCCACCAAGTCGCATTTGTAGAAGGTAGGAACACCGGGAAGTCTACACGTTCCCACGCTCCAGTTGCTTCCGGTACGTTTTGAACGTCTAACTGCGAATTTAGCGAGTTCAAGAAACGAATCTGCGTCAATGCACCGGCAGTACCTTTCAAATCAAACGATACATTCACCGTTTGACCAAATACTGCTTTGTAATCAGGGAAGTAAACACGAATGCCGCACTGCGTTGGGTTATTTTCCGTAATAACAGACAAGACACGCGGCATCAAACCAGTTTTGGTAATTATATCGTTCTCATCATAGGCAACGGTGAGAGAACCAGTACCATCACTTTTATGCCACGCCAACCAATTAGGGGCGAACAGATGCCGTCTTTTAGCAGCATCATTGGGGTCCGTAATAAACGTTGGAACAAACCCCGTAACGCGCTTAATAGACAGATCACCATTGACCATCATGTTACGCGTTGTCGGAATAATAGACAGGTCTTGATTGATAACACCCGCCACAATACCATAAGGCGTAAACTCTGCCACAACAGAGTTATTTATGCGGTCACGAATACGTAGTACATCTGGCACAGACCAATCAAATACCAAACGATTCATCAATCCGTTATCGTCTGTACCACCAATCAAACCACCTTGTGGCATTTGAAGGAAGTCATCAATGACCGGCGGAAACCAACAAAGTTTACCACCCTGACTGCCCCAATAAATACCAAGACGACCTTTCTGATCGTCCCACAACGGAGAACCTTCTAACGGTATCTCCCCTACTTCAAAATCCGTCCCACGACGAAATTGAAATCGCATTGTTTTATCTCCAGTTTCGCCGTTTTACGTATTGTAAGGAATGCCGCCAATGGTCAAATCGTTGTTTCCAAAAGAGTGATCGTAAGGAACGCCACCAATATCAGCAACATAATCCTCATCGGGAGTTAAGTAAAAATATCCACTCAAGATATTGAATGGGCTGGTTGTGTGTTCATCACCTTGAATACCACAATCCATGACCCCGAATTTTGGGTCACGGTAGTTCTGCATCAATGGCAAACCCCAATATGTGTCATCGTCCTTTTTAGTAACAAAGGCTGGAGAACGAGAACGCGAATCGTAGTGAACAACAAATTGGTTGTATGGATTGATCGAGGAAACGGGAATACTTGCTTCAGTTGCAAAGAACGCCAGAGATGCGTACTCCGGCGGTACAACTGTAACAGTAACCTCGGCGTCGGAATCCAGAGAATGTTTTATGTCGATGTTAATCGTAAATCGCGTACCGGGCTGGGGTCGCGCCAACGAATCTATTAGGTTAGGGTCTGCTTGTTTCTTCTGCGCAGCAAACGGAAGAACAATTTCCAAGAATGGGATTGGCTGATTATCGATATTAACACCGTAGACAACGATGTTACCAAACGTAAACGGACCAGCCATTTCAGGAATAACAAGGGTATGACGTACAGAATCGTTCCCTGTTACTTTTGATTTCACCCAGCCTTGATAACCAGTAAAGACCACCGATCCACGCGGTGCAATGTCTTCTGCGTCTGGCTCATATCCAAATGACGTTCCCACTTTGAACATGTAAATGGAAACAACGCTAAAACCTGCCAACGAATTGGAGATTAAGCGTTTACCGACTTCAAGGTATTTAGCTTTTATGTCAGCCATGACAAAATCCTGTGTTCATAGGGAATTAGAAAGTGAAGGGTCGATTTTCACTCTTACTACGTATGAATGCGCTATGTTTCTACATTCAGAAATGCGTCATCATCGGCATAATCACGCAACGGCACACCGTAATATAACCCCATAATGTTGAAAACAACTGCGGGCTTATCATCAACACGCGAATCTGCTTGAATGATTATCTGGTCATTTGCTTCTTCATACGGCCAGCGTGTTAAATCATGATCCGAGTCAAACATTTTCATTTCAGCAGTACGCGCATTCAGGTTACTGAAATCAAAACGATCCATCAAATCTGGCATACGAATAAGAAGCGTATACGTAATACGTGTACCCGCTGAGGCATCTGTTTGTTGATATTTCTGAATGTCTACTTCGGATAAAGAACCGAACAATGCAGCACCATCATTTGCGTACAAAATAAGATTGCCTGGCCGCGATTCTGGTTCGACACGCGGCACGATACATGTAATCAGAATAGTATCATCTGACATCGGCGTATAAAACATTTGAGTAATACCGCCTTCATATATAAGCGTACCCATCGGTTCAGTTATATTCGAATCCATAACTTCGCCAACGCCAGAACCAACCTTAAAACCTGTCAGAACAACGGAAGGAATGTCTCCGTTACTTTGTTGCGCAAACAGTGCAGCGCCAGTGTCCAGAAGAATAGCCATTGTTCTATTACCTATGCAAGAGGATCGGGATCGACGACTTCAAGATCGTCATTTAGAAATACGTAGTCATGATCGTTTACATCCATATGCAGAACAAATGTACTTCCAAGCTCAATCGTTCCATCTGGCGACCATACATATTTCGTATGCGAATCAACATCGTAATGCGCCGTCATGTTGTAGTATGTGAACACTTCGATATAGAACGAACCAATTATACGATGCAGCACAAGGTCAATTGGTGCAAAGTAATAGAACAAGCTTATGAGATCATCGAAGTTTGGATTTGGTGTGGCAAATGCGTCATACTCCATGTCCACATGCGATGTCAGAAATTCATCGCCTGAACCGTCTACTTGAATAGGATTGGTGACTTCTTCAATAGTTTTGAAATATTCATAGTAGTCATGCTGTTCGTCTTCATCGGGTCCAATGTCTCTCGACCACAAAGGCGTAAGATCAAGCCGCATGTTTTTGATAAAACCAATAAAGCGGATGAATCCCGGATTGTCTGCACCACCTGTTGACCAATATTCTGATACGTAATCGTTGATACGAGCATAGTCTTCATCGGTCAGAAAATCGGAATAATAGTCAAAACCATTTATGTACGCGGAATCCACCAATATTTGACGGTCCTGCAATGCACGCTTGGTAATAGTAACACTGTTCCCACGCATTAGCTGCAAGGTAATAACATCCATCGGCTCATCGTCTATTATTTCACGACGAATGTGCGCAACTTTATCACGACCGCCCGGATGGTCTAAGTAGTCACCGCGTTTTATATGCATAGACGAGCGTATGCGTTCCAATTGCGCAAGAGGTTCGCCTATTTGCTGGTCTATAACTGCTCCTACTTTTTCGAAAAGCGTCCTATAGAACGGGTTTAACCGCAAATTCTCATTAAGAACGCGTAGAAAGCTGATAGTGTCTTTTGTACGCATCAGGTTTCACGCTCCAGTAAGATGTCAGTACGTCCAGAATAGGTCTTGCGTGGCGTGTACTTTACATCGATGTCAACTTCCTTAATCCGAACGTACGAAATGTAGTTTGCAATAACGCCATCACCCGCTTCATTTATACCCGGCGTTCCACCATCACTTATAACGCCATAAGGTAGATCATTCGGATTAAACTGCGTGGCGTATTCGAATCTGAAATTTTGCACATACTCAATCAGGTTATCGTAGCGTACATCATCCGGTGAATCGAATTTACCTTCCATAATCGACGTGCAATCAGATTCAAACAGAGAATAACCGATTGCACCAATGCGCGGCTTGGTGAAGTCTATCAATTGTGCAGTCAGAACCGACTCAACTTGATCCAGATTAGCACGCGTTGTGCAGTACACATCCCCTTTGACACGAACATCGATGATGATAGGATCGCGACGCCGGAAATCCAGAAAATCGATGGAGTTGTTTTGAATGTAGGCGATGAAGTCTTCCCATTCCGCCGAAGACATCGGATTACCACTAGCGGTCAGTGCAGTCACTTCCACTAATCGATTGTAAGATCGCTTGTAAGGTGCAAGTTCTGCCTGACCACGGAATAATGAATCGCGGACATTTGGGTATTCTGTTGCTAACGCACGGAAAGAAGCGCGATGAATACCCTGTAAGTTACTTGCACGCAGATGAGGACCAAAGATTTTATAAAAATCATCTTCTAGCTCGTTGTCGCCACCGTAGGATGGGCTCAACGTCAATCCGAGTATTTCTCGGCCCAAATCCGTACTAACAAAGTTAGCGTCACTCAACAGAGTTGGTGCATCCGCTCCAAGAGTTTCTGCCCATTTAATCTCAACATTTGCATCTGCGGGCAGGGTTTTACCATACAGATTATTACCAAAACGAACCTGCACGTTCCCCGTTTCAAGTGTTTTCGTGAAGAAGACTTTTTGACTGTTCTTTGCCATCCACGGTTTCAGAAGTGGATTTCGAATCCATTCGCTGTCGTCTACAAACACATAAACATCGTCATCAGATATAGCAAAGTTTTCAAAACCAATATCGATTGTTTCGTATGGATTACCGGCTGCTTTACCTTCCGATGAAAACAATGTGCCCTGATAAAGAGGTAAGTCTTTCGTCAATTCGAGTGGTGCAAATGTCACAGTGTTTCGATTGAAGTAATCAACACCTGCAATATTAAACTGCGTTAACTTTGGAACAACAAACGAATCCGTGTGATCTTTAATTGTCAGGCGCACACGCACGGATTGAGGTACTTTACGGCGTACATTCACACCCAAAGTATTCATTATACTATAAACAGAGTTCTTGGAAGAACCCGGACGCAATGTAGCGTTCTGTACCGCCATAATCATGGCATGATGAAGATACGTAACACCTGCCGCGATGTTACTTAACAACCGCTGTCCGGTTGCGACGTGTACCGTGTCTTTCCATACGTCATCTGATTGCAATTCTTGCACAAACTGAAACAAAATCGATTCATAGTCTGGCTTATCTTGTGCAAGAGTAACAACAGATGGCATAACCTTATCCAATGCCGTCTGTAACTTCTGTTCAAGATCATTACGCTGAAAAGATACCATAAACTGCGGGTCTTGCAGATAGGCATAATCCAACGCGGCTTTAATAAGTTCATTTGTTGTGGTCATAGCCTACCTCAATACGTCCACTTTAAACACATTAAATTCGTTTGACCCTATTTTGATATAGGGCAATTCGACATTGTAACCATCTTCATCATATAAAGGCTCTACTTTAGCGCCCGGTATAACAACACGAAGACGATCACTCATCCACATAGAAATGGCGACAATCGTGTCCATTTCAATCAAGTAAGACATCAGTGGAGAAATAGGTTCAAGAATACGATAGGGAAGGTTTGAACCGAAACGTGGCTCGAAATCTTCACTATCCGTTGGTGTCGATAGAAGATTTTTAATCTGATTATGCAAAGCCGGATCATTGTCTATGATAAGCTTGTTATGCGTGGCATAAACTTTGTAATCACAATCAACATCGCGAAAACGAATACGCGACGGTTGAACTGCAATCTTTCGATTTGGTCTTGAGGAATATAACCAGTCAGCCATTAGTACGTTACCTTGCCCTGTTGACGGTCAAGCTTCTTCCGTTTACGTCTTTTTATGCCACCGAGATTTGGCTTCTTTCTAGTAAAAATAATGCGTGGTGCAATGAGTTCTATCTTCTTATTCGCTGCCAGAACAAGAACGTCTCGTACACCAATCTTCATGTTACCGGCGGTGTTCACATTTACCGCACCATTTGCTGCTACATGCTGCGTCGTACCCGAGCTATGTACGAAGTCTACTGTTTCTTTTTCGTTGTTCGATGCACGGCGATTGTTTGCAGAATCTACATTACCGCGTGTATGTGGATACTTCTCTTGAAGCATCTCATGGTCTTTATTCACGTCATCTGTAGCGGGAGAACCGCTATAACGTGGATTATGAGGGTCATTTTCATCGAGACGATAGTAAACCTTGGAACCAATAGGCGGGACATTGACCGATCCGACACCTTTTCCTGCATTGGAATAGTTATCGGACCGATCAGAAATAGACCACGGAAGCAGATTATCAGGAACGCCTCGGTGCAATTGCGGACAACGAATGCGAACACGCTGACGCTTATCAGGGTCCACGTTATCCACAACATAGCCAATCAAATCATTCTTGTTCAAACGCGGTTTCGTTAGAGTTGAAACAGGCGGCAATAACATCGGCATATTATAACCCTCCCTTCATAAGTTGTTTGACTTCTTTTTGAAGCAATTTTCGGTAATCGGATTCCCACATTACGATAAGCTTATAGCCTAAACTTATTATTTTCTTTTCTTTCTGCAATGTCATTTTATACAGATATTTCGCTGTATGGTTTTTCCAAGGATGGGGTTGGGCATTTGGTTTATACTTCTTAGGATTGCCATGAAAAGCATTGCCGTGAAATTCAAAAACCGTTTTTGACTCAGCGTGGTATCCGTCTACCTTATATTTCGTACCGGGAATTACAAATTCACCACCATTTTGTGCATGACGAATGTTTATACAACGCTCATCGGCTTCACGCTCTAACCAGTGAATGGCAATAGAAGAATATCCACCTTCCCATACTGTACATTCAGGGCATGACGTATGTGTTTTTATACCATCCGTATTGACATTGACTTTCCAAATATACGTACAGTCGTTGCATTGGAAAGTACGAGGTTTATTTGCACCACTCCATTTAGAAAGAAGCGTTGTACGACCCAAAGTGTGTTTTAGAATAAGTTCTTTTGCAGCGAGTGTACTTTGAATTGAACCTAGCTTGCGCTTCTCAATGGCCGATTTTGTCATAGAGTTTTCAAGACGTATTTCTTCTGCACAATACGGACATCCGTATTTTGTATGAGAAACGCGAGTCGCACGCTTTGCAAAGACTTTATTACAGGAATTACATTTGAATCGGCATAGTTCTAATCGATTTGCTGGGATATATTCATCTATGTAAGTAATGTTAAATTTACGTTCGGCTTTCAAAATTTTCAATTCAAATTTATACTGCTTACGTTCGCTATTAGCATGAGCTTTTGATATATTTTTAGCTCGTCTTTTCTTGGCACAATATGGACATCCGGTTCCGTTAACGGTAACATTTATTGCTTTTGCTTCCCACTCATGCTTACAAATGTTGCACTTAAAGTGCATATTTGTTTTCCAGCCCTCAAAATTACTGAGAACCTTTATACTTTGTCCGTGTTTTTGAACCACACGTTCTTTTATAACGTCGGTAGTTATAGAAAAAGGTTTTACCATGATTATAGACCACCTGCACCCTGGGCTGTGAGAACTATTTTTTCTAGGTAGCGGTTATGCGTAATCAGTCGTGTTAACGCAGTAACCATATACTTACCGGCGTAATTCTTTGCAAGTTCGCCAGTTCCCTGATTAATAGGAAGGACTGTTGGTGCATCCAAAAGATCGAGCATTGCTGGTAAATCGGTCAGTACTTCCATGTCAAAACCATAAGAAGACTTTACTCTCTGGTTTTGATGTATCGCTTCATACCATTTATCATGTGTGTTTCCCGCCAACGGCGCTAGCACATTGATTCGCGAACCCAATTCACCCACTGCCCCCTGAATAACACTAGAAATAGATGACAATGCACCAGACATCATAGTTGCTGCGACTTTATTACCTTCAAAGACTGATCCATCCAGCATTTGACCAATAGTTGTCATACCATAACCACCAACACTGTTTGACGCCGGCGCCTTTGAATCTGTTCCCCACCACAGCATGGGATGGCCTTTCAATGGATCAGACGCCAGAATTTTACCTACTGATCCTTGAATTATTTGATTCAAACCCTTAAATCGCAGCTTACCACTATCGGTTACTGCCATAATCATTGCATTGGCAGCACCTGCGTAGGATCGTTCCATGATATGTTGTGCATACTGGGCAAGACTTGTTCTATTCGGCAGCCATGCCATCGCATCCATTGTTTGATCGACGTCAGGAATTAATCCTACTTCTACAGCGATCTGTGCAATTGCAGTTGCAGAAGTTCCTATATATGGCTTATCAACTACCTTTTTTAAGAAATTGAGACGATCAAAGATACCGTTTATTTTGATGTTGTTAATCGAACCAGCGGGGTCAACATTCGGCATACCTATCATCCGAAATGTTAAACCATCGTACATATGTTTACCCGGCACTCCGATCGAGACAGTAATAGGGGCACCATCTCCCATACCAGAGTCCAAATGGGCACCAGTCGAATCTTTGAAAGAGAAATTTATAGTCGGAAGCTGTTGATGAATATTGTTGATGATATAGAAATGGTTGATAATAGACGGATCAAGAGCAAGATCACGTCCACCAACCGTTACCTCTAAGCCCCAATGACCATCTACACCGCGCATATCAGAACACTACCACTTTGCCATAAAGGTTTTCTTCTTTTTCTTTCATCGTAGCGACGATCGTCGCTAAAGTAGGCACCTTAAAAGTATGTCCGCGTGGAATAATATGTGGATGAATATATCCAGAGCAAGAAACAACTAGATGCCACAAGTTCGTCGTGCCATACAGCTTATAGCTATAGGACGTAATAGGGTATGCCTTGTCGTATATAATAAATTGATTACGTGGTGCGTTTAGAAGACGCATCATCTTCGGACTAAAAGGGTCAACCCACGTATTATCAGCTGCAATATACGATTGAAGCAAGGTTTCAAACCGATAGTTACGGTTTGTCTGTGTTGAGAATATCTGCAACTCTTGGTCAATGCGTTCTTGACGGTTCATAGTAACCTCAGCTTTGGACCAATTGCATGGCTTTTAACCAGTCAATGTGTCCGTATACCATAGAAGTTCTAAATGTTGCTTCTACTTGACCAGAAATCGGAAAACCATTCTTATCTAATCGAGCATCGAGTGTTTCGTTTCCTGATACCATCATACAATTCAAGAAGTGCATCATGCGGCCCAATTTTATATGAATAGCATAATCCGCATCACCTTCTTGGCCACCTCGCAATGCACCGGGAGGCGTCAAAAAGCCCCCCATACGATTGATAGGAAACTGTAACGCCATCAGTTTCGAAATAGGTTCAAACACGTCTACTTGCGCATCGGATTCATGGTCAAAATTGAGTGTCAGCGGAATTTCAATTGGTGTCGTGCCCATCCACATTTGATAGGACATATACTGGTTTTGTGGATTCCAACCAACTGCATCTGACAGTCTACCTGCCAATCCAAGTGTTGCGCTATCAAGAATAGACGCCAAACTATAGGGCAACCGACTATCCCATTCAGACGATACACCAAAGGTTAACTGCTCTGGCATATCCGTTATGATGTCCAAGCCATGACCGGGACATTGAATAAGACACCAATAATTCGGGTTTTCTGATTTTGCACAATTGTAAATTTGAGTCATGAATCACCTATGCGAGCATACTAGAATCAGCGAGCATCATCTTCAATTCATCCATATGCGGAATGCTGCTCTTATCAGGTATACTACGCGTCATAGAGGTTTGGTTACGCTGCGACGCAGAAACATCGCTATTACTTGGTTCACGATCTGCACTTGGAACCATACCCGTAGGATCAATTGCAGGCGGTGCAAATGAAGGCGGCTTTATTTGATCTTTGTTCGCCTCGATTATACCTTTCCCGATCAATTCCCCGTATTTCAGCGAGTTAGAATCGTTTATATCACCGAACGGGTACATCATTCCGCGCGATTCCGCTACAGCTGCACGATTTTTAGCATCTGCAACGCGCCCAAATTGCATCATGCGTTGCTGCTCACGCTGGTCATACGTACTAGGAACATGAATACTTTGTGTTTTCACCGACTGCGTAGGTATCTGACTTTCGCCAGAATACGGATCAGCAGGATTAATAGGTACTGGATTATAACCTTCTGTAAGTGGCTCATTGAGTGCAAAATGCGGGCGGTCTTTAAAACCTTTCCAGCGTGCACCGACATCGAGTTTAATACCTTGTTCTTTCGCAGCCTGCTCCATCGCAGAAACGATGCGCATCTGCTGATTTTTATCGAATGTAATAGCTCCGTTTTCATCTACTGGCCATAGATCAGCAGCACCACCCGTTAGGTGATCCGAATCCGTCGTCTTGGACCATCCCCATTCAATAGCTTTCTTTTGTTGTTCTTTGGTACGTATACCCGATCCAACCACAAATGGCTGGTCACTTATTTCACGCGCGCGTTCAATTACACTGCGCATTTTTGGATCAAGACTTGCCAGATGTAACGGATCGTTAGCAGTCGGATTACTATTCCAATATTGGAATTGCTCCAATTCATTTGCTGGAATATTTTTATATGCGTTCTGCTGCTTTAAAACTTCCGGCAAGGAAATAGACAAACCTTGATTTTCAGGATTCATCAGTGTACTAAACTTATTGAAGTCATAGGACGGACCTTCATTCCATGCACCGGCGTCCTTAACATCCATATTACGCAATTGCTCGAAACCTTCGGCAGCAGTAAGGCCAGATTTTGCCAAGGTTTGTTCTACCTTTCTAAAATATGGAGAATCCGATGCGCCTCGATATGATTTAATGAATGATCCGAAAGTCTTATGCTGCTTAGCAAGATCAACCATCGATTTCTGTGCAATCGAAGCATACAGCTTGCGCTCTTCTTCTGTTTTACCCAAGTAACCTGTACCACCATAACCCAAAGTAGGATCATTAGGATTCTTGAGCATGGCTGACCCTTGGTCAATCATCTTTTGCAAGAATGTTTCTTCATCGCCTGTTAAATTACCTGTTCCTGCATTGCGTTTTTGAAATTCTCGCAAATAACCACGCGTCATCTGCGTCGGTCCCCAAGCAGATGAATGTCTACCCGCGTTATTTGCAGGTGTAACTCGCGTGCGTATAAATCCAGCAGGATTCAATACATCTGGACTGCCTGTTTCAGGCGCCATAATCGCATTAAACATACTTGTTGCGGCAGAATGTTTACGGTCTCCCAATGCACCGCCAGATGGAGAAGTAGAGACGGTTCCAACGTCCGGTAAAGGTGCGCGTACAACAGGATTACCACTCGCAATTCCATTTCTATGTGCTTCCGCAGAAACTTGCGTAGCCTTATCTTCTAACATTCGATTGAGAACAGTCTGTTTGCGCTCTGCATTAACAGAAGTCTGCGGCGCTTCTACAGTTGATCCATACTGCACGCCAGGCGTCGTCTGCGCTTCAATGCTCAACGCATTGTCGTAAACCTTTGGGTCTATACCCGGTGTAGTATCTGCACCTTTTGAGAAGAAATTCGTCAGTGTATTTTTCAGTGATTCCAACCACGTTTTGTTTGCGTTCTTTTGATCCTTACGCCCTTCTTCATCGGCTTCTGTTACTTCAATTGTCTGCAACTGTATTTCGTCTTTGATGTCTTTCAATTCTTCCAAAGTACGATTTGCGATTGAACCGTCCGGGCCGATAGAATTTTGTGTCAGGTTCTTTAATGCTTCTTGCCGCAATACTTCATTTGCAGCGTCTACCGCCTTGGTAGTAGGCGAAGTAACCAGAGATTCATCCCTCTTTATCCAATTATGAGGATTTAATCTGGAATTTTTACCGTTACCAGGCATAAAATCTGATAAACTCAAAGACATAATACCTCTACGCGCAGTATAATCCAATTCTGCTGCGTTTTTATACCCCATTTTGTTGGCTAACCAGTCATATGCACCAAATGTAAAGTTATTCATTGCATATGCGCCACCGGCATTAGCCCGATCTAAGAAAGATAAATCACTTTTACCAAGTAGATTTTCTGCGTCGCGCGCACCCTGAATCTGGTCATAGCCGAACAATGCGACGGTAGCAACACCCGTTAATTTGCTAGCAAGACCCTTTGCAACATTGGTTATCTTACCAAATGTTGAACTAAACAAGCCACTCAATGTATCAAAAGACGACGACAGTGTTGCACCAACTGCACGACGAAACGAGTTTAATGATGCTGATCCAACAGAGGTAACATACCGGCCTGCGCGTGAGATATTGTTGCGCATCATTCCATACATACCAGAAATAGACTTCGTACCAGCACGCATCCAGCCACTCACCGAATTACGTGCAGTTTGGAGCATTTTTGCTCCACCTTCAATCAATCCACTTGAACGTGGGTGTAGAAGACTACGTGCAGCTGATGCGGTTGATGTCGCAGCCCGCCCGGCAAGACGACCTGCACCACCAATCAATCGACCGCCACCGCGCAGTAATGCTCCACCGCCTGCAATACCAGCACCACCGGCAAGCTTTAGGAGCCGTCCTGCCTTACCGAAGATAGTAGCGCCGCCCAATAGTTCAAGGACGCTTGTACCACCACCTTCCATCTTCTCCATAGCTTTAAGGATATGTTTCAGAAGATCATTTGTCTTCTTTTGGGATTTCAATAAATCCTCATAGAAGTCAAGATTATCCTCTTCCATATCCTCAACAGCACCTGTAACACGCGCAAGGTTGAGCGAATTACGATGAGCGTCATCTAGTCCACCGCGACCTAGAAGATTTTTTACTCGGGAAGATGTAGGAGAATCAGCCATGTTATCTACGCCGTTTCACGAGAGCCCTGATAAGTTTTGCAAGCGGGTCCAGAAGTGTCTGGAAGTTCATAATATTCTTATTTGGGTAAGGATCAAGACCGCCTTCACTTCTACTGTCTTTGACAACACGCTGATGCAAGTCAAAGACTTTGATAGCGGGCCAATTATCCTCAACCATGACACCACGATATTTGAGAATAGTATACGCACACTCTCTCAAATAGTTGATGTCATATAAAGGGAAAGAAGTCCGTAGCAGTAATCATTACCGCAACGGTCTCCTCCTCTGCTTCGACTTTCTCACCCTTTTCAACCCTGTCACGCAATTTCTTCGCTTCGTCCATCAATTCGGATGCAATAAGCATTATTGCAACTGCGGCGGCTTCACGTCCTGCTTCAATCTTATTATTCGAAACCAGTGCATTCATACCACGAACCATGTTCGTAGACTGATTTTCAAACAAGTCTGCTGCCTTCAAAGGATCGAATTTCGGATCACGAATGCGTACTTCTTCTTTCACACCGTGCGTCGCTTTCTCTGCAAATTCATCAATGATCTTGGTAAACTCGACGCCCTTTTCATTAAGTTTTGCAATTTTCTGCTCGATGTAATCACTAAAGTCAGTGTTATCATCGAACTCGACATCCAATCGCATATATTGTGCGTATTCCAAAGTAAATTTCAATTCCTCATCCAAATCTGGATCAAATAGAATCTCCAGATCACGCACAGTCGGGAATTGTATGCCCTGATCGTAGTAAAACTTGTATTCGTCCGCCGTCATTGCAAGTTCTGCAATCTCCAGCTCCTTTAGATTAACAGGCACGAGGACTTCATTACCATAGCGTGTAATGAAGGATACCTTCATCTGTGTCGTCGGATAACTGATATTGCGAATGTTGTACATCAAAAATGAAAAGTCAGGCGGTGTTAAATCACGTATGTCCACACCACGAATCGATTTTGCAAGCGCATCAATCATCATCGTTGTAGACTTGTTTTTACTGGCACTGCTCAGCATTCCTAGCTGAGACCAGTCAATCGCCTTAATGAAAATGTCGTTTCGTCCAACATACGGAACACAATGTGACGGAACTTCTTGACGTATCCAAGTAGCGTCATCTGCTGTTTCAGTCTTCTTCGCATAAACAGGCGTGGGTTTCTGTTCAACCGGCTTGGGAGGAATTACAACTGCTTCGGGCTCTTTCTGACCGCGTGGATTATTACGAAGCTCATTACCCGCAAGAAAATCCGAACCAAACGCCTGCGGATTCATTTCCTCCATCTGCCGTTTACGAAATTCTACTTCGTCAGGATCGTCGTCTTGTAGGTTTGCCATCAAAGGACTAGACGAGCGATTTAATTTACCCATCGTGTCTTTGTCACTTGACGGCGAAGAACGAGATATTTTACTTAACTCATCATTGGAAAAGCTTCGTGTACGCATGTCCTTTTTCCTTCGTTTAATTTATTATTCTTCTATTTCTGGATCATTGCCGTCTACACTGAATGTAGCGACAACTTGAAGCGGTGTAGCTTCATCCATATACGAAAGGTTGAATGGTGATTTATCCGTCGGCCACGCATCCTTTAGTATAAAAGTTAATTGTGGATCATTTGTTTCCAATCCAAGTAGGTCAACAAAGATGTCCCGCTTGAACTCTATTGGAGCACCAAAGTTACCATCCTTATCCACGACTTTGTTACGCCACCGTTGAAGGTACTTTGTAACGCGAAAGTCATACGTTTCGTGAAACGTGATAGTAACAGTGGCGATATCTTTCATGTCCTGATAGAACTTCTGCGCGCCCTGCATATGACGACCTTTCGCCTGAACCGAATGAAAGGTCATGTCAATTGCGTCCACAATACATTCTTGCGGATCGTGCATATCAGGAATGCGCACAAAGAATCTATGCGCAAGTGCTGGTTCTGGTGCATCGAGTGCGTTTTGTAAGAAGTGCATATCTATATCACGCTAGCTGATGGTAAACACGGTCAACACTAAATTCAACAGTGTACTGAACTGCTCCGTCTTGTTCTGCAAATTCAGGCCATGTTATATTAAATGGAAACATATTAATCAAATCAATTGTTTTGTATGTTTCGCCCGACGTTGTATAGAGTTCAAATTGTGCAAATCGTGCAAAGTATGATTTAGGTCTCGACGTGCCATAGTCTCGGCTGCGTACTAAATCCAACCACGCAAACAGGGATTTCATCACTTCGCCTGTTGCAACTTCGTTGAACGTTGCAGTTACAACGTTTTCAAACGTAACACCGCCACGATAACCAATAGGATGTCCGTATACACGTTTGATGACATGGGCGACACCTTCCGTCGGTAGATGCACGGACCCATTTACAATAGCAAGAATGCGCCCATCACTCACAGGTAATGAAGGCACAATAAACTTAAATCGCGATGTAGAAACAAACTCAAGAGAATCTATTTCTTGGAATTTAACTGGCATCGTTGCTCCTTTACAGGAACTGCGTACAGATATGAAAAAGGTCGTGATAGAATTAACTATCACGACCTCGATAATCTCTATATGATGTTATATATTTGCTACAAATTATCGAAGGGCGGTACGACCGTTAACTGCCCTATCGTACGAGAACGTGACAGATACTGCCACCTGACCAGAAGACGTGCCATCCATCTGAATATCCGAAATTTCCTGCAAGAAGAAATTGTCGAATCGGATAATACCAGATATTGCGCCCGTCGTATCGTACACATTGAGGAACGCTGTAATAACATACCCCTGCTTGTACGTCTGCGAATTACCAGATTCAGAGCCGGCGATAAACTCATCCCATTCCTTGAGCATATTGTAAACTGCCATATCGCCACCCTCAACGAAGGTAACAGACAGCTGACGTGGGAAAGTTTTACGACCACGCTGACGGAACGTGTGACCATGCAGCAGGACTTCCCATGCTTCGTTACCGGCGCCGGGAATACTAACCTGCTGACAGTGAAGCGTCAGTCGGCGGGAATCGCCTGCCCCCGGTATAACACCGAGGACAAGCTCATAGGCAACCTGATCCAGAAAATCGGGTAGGACATTAATGTCTTGGAATGCAATGCGTGCCATTGTTGTCTACCTCTATCTCTTAATCAATTGCGTCGATGATTTCTTCAAACGATGCGCCCGTACGGGTTAGCACTGCTCGAACTGCGACACCCTTGATAACACGAACGATCTTGAGGTAAACATCGTATGCCAGTACATCGGCATCGATAACTTCCGGCGTGTTGTTATCCTTATCACACTTAATGCGATAATCGTACAATCCACCAGTACCATCACCCTTCGTCATCGGCTTCAAGAGTGTATGACCAAGCTGAACTGCCTGTGTACGTGTCCAATCAGTGTTAGGATCAAACAACGTGTAATCCAGACCGTCAACAAGACCAGTCTTAATCATGTTAAGGATGCGGCGTGCATGAACCGAAGACAGAACAGTCTTCTTAACCTGCAACGTTTCTTCACCCATAACCGTTGGGCCGGTAAGCTTACGGTCGATAATGCAGTTAATACCGATCGGGAAAAGAAGTTCTTCTTGAGCTTCCGTGTAACGGTGGCGAAGACCCATCGCCAAGGTAACTTTACCACGATTCAGACCAGCCGGAGCACCAATCTGATTGGTAAGACGATCCGAGTACGCATAAGTAGCGCCAATAGGACCAGATGGAGGAATGTAACGACGCTCACCAGTAGAAATGTCTTCGATTTCAACGTCTGGTGAGTACATCGCCGCATAAGACGTATCAATGTCGAGTTCATTCACACGGTAATCGCGAAGTTCCTGTGCTCCCTGCTTGTCCGAAGGTGCATCCAGCACTGCAATACAGTCAAAACGCTTCTCCGCAAGAGCCGCCATTTCTTTCTGTACCGACTTTGCAGTATAACCTGCGTTCAGCATGACGTTCATCGGATACTGAACACGATCCGACAACTCAAGCCAACCTTGACGGATTTCGGCAGAAGTACACGCCGTACCAAGATCGCCACCCGCTAGGAAGAACGCCGTGGTAGGAAGTGTCAGCGGAAGTCCGTCGGAACCATACATATCGACAGTACCATTAAATGATTCAACAGACTGCTTGATACGAATGTTAATGGACTTCGTGGATGCGCGGTTAATAACGTGTTCGATGTTCTGCTGATAACCATACGAGTTCAACTGACGCTGGAGAGATACAACAAATGGGCGCTCTGCAGGCAAGTTGAGGTTGTCGCGATGGAACAATTCGACAGTAAAAGAGTTATCCTTGTCGATACCCGTAAGAATACGCTCGGAAATCAACGATGTTTGCGACGCACCCAAGGTTACTGCAAGGTTCGAGAACAGCAGCTTATCCTTACCGGGAAGCTTAGCAACAATGACGATTGAACGATCATTCGCTGTACCGCCTGCAACTGTCTCAACCGTTGCCGATGCAACATCGGGATGGTTCGAAAGTGCCGTCGCAAGAAGTGCAAGAGTGTTATCTGAACTGATCGAATACACCTGCGTAATCGGCGTCGTACCGTTGATAGTAACCGACACAGAGTTTGCAGTAACCAGAGGACCACCAAACGTCAGTCTATAACGCTCACGCTGACCGAAGTCGATGTTGGACAACTTGATAGCGTAATCGTTGGCCCAAGAACCGGGGTTTTCTGCGTAGATGTCAAACAGAAGCGGCGTTTCATCCATTGAGAATGCAGGAGGCGTGCCACCAGTAATCTCAAAGTCTTCGAAATCCACTGAAATATTCTTGGACAGCTCAATAACGATGGTCTTAGCAACAGTGTCAGGATAAATCGACACAACGTTGCCAGGAACAATGGTATTCAGTGCTACCTGCAATGCGGCGCGGAAAGCTTCGGCAGTCTGTGCAGCCGATGTCGAATACGTGGTAGACACGTTGACGGTGCTTGCACCATTGATAATATCAACGGAGAGAATATTGCCGGTTACGAGAGCGCCGAAAGACAGAACAACAAACTTCGATGCAGCATTTGCATCGGCAGCGGTTGCTGATCCAGTCGGATTTACCATAATAACACGATTGTTTGTGGTGTCTTTCAACACGGACAATCGTGCATACTTGGCGTTACGCGTTTTACGGTTTATCAGTAGATTACCGCTCTGCGTCATAAACGTCGTTGCGGTATCCCATGCGAAGCTGATGTCAGGACGTGCGATGCTTCCGTAAAGAGCCTTGAAATCATCCAGAATACCAGATTGGTACGTTGGAACAACCGGACCACGTTCAAATTCACCGACGATTGAACCAATCGTGCTGAACAAGACTGCTATACGCTGAGTCAGGTCGATTTCAGTGATTTTTACAGAGGGACGCAGAAAGATCGGTAAGCTGGTCATTTCTATTTACCTCTATACGGATTAATTCTTGGATTTCTTGCTGTCTACCACCGCTGATGTAGTGGGTTTAGACGGAGACGTATCCTGCGGCGAAGTAGGTTCCGCAGTAGGCGTCGGTGCAACAGGTGCCGGATCGCTCAAACGAGAAGGTGCCGGTTCTTCTTTAATCTCACCGATAACCATGTCTTCCGTGGTATCACCATACACACCATACTGCCGGATAACCTTCATCTTCGGGCTTTCCAACTTAAAGATGGTATAGTCAGGAATCTGATGCAGATCGGAAGAATCAATAGGAACGGTTGCATTCGGCTGAACTTGCACATCATTGCCGTCTTTCAACGCAATAAGCTGTGCAACATCTGTACGATTCCGCACAATAAACTGTGGGTAATCCTGTACCAGCTTTTCAAAAGGTGTCAATTCAGGGGCGTTTTCGTCGGCCATCTGGAGCAGCTCCGGTTAAATTGCAATATACGAGATAATCGCCGGTAGTATTATGCTGTTATCCGCAGGATTTGAGAACACAACGCGACCACGGAAAGGCAGTAATAACGACGAGAACTCCTTTGAAGGTGTAAACGAAAGAAACTGTACTTCGTTCTCTATTTGAATTAGTATAGGAACAGATACATCACCGCAAAAAACCTGCTCAAAAGTTACGCAGTGTTCCTGTCCACGCTCAAGTTTTATTTTTGTAGCAGATAGTTGATCCACTTCGTCGAAGGTCATTCTACCTTGCAAAAGACCTGATTTGTTGCGACCAGTCGTTTGAGTGGCAGAGTAACTTATGTTCACGGTGCTCATTTAAACTCTCCACGGAACATGCGGCTGTCTTTGTCGTACAAATCAAGATACGTATACGAGAATTTCAAATCTTCTTCTGGCGTACCGTCGTAGAAGGGTTCCTCAACAGTATCAATGGTGCGATTAAACGAAATCTTCTTGATGAGATGTTTCTGTTCGCTATAACCAATGTACGTTTCAAGCGTCAAAACAACCTCATACTGGAAAGCTTCACCGGGGCTATCCATATTCGTTGGAGGTATTGCAATGGTGGGGTCGATTGCCATAGTCGTTTTGACGACAAAGTTGTCATTCAATACCATAGAGAATGCAACTTTGGGGGCTGCCATTAGTAGTATGTGCGCTAAGGATAGAATCGTATCCAAACTATCAGTGCGGAAATTCATCGCAAGACCAACAGTAACCGGACGCAAGTTCTCTACTAATGCTATACCGGATTCACGGTATTTCTTCGTCACATAGCCTTCAAATGCATGGTTATGACGAAGACCAGTACCTCTCGTACCATCTAATGAAATTTCTGCAATATTGTATAATGCAAACGGGTAAGTAAGCTTTTCAGCCTTACCTACATAGAATTGCCCTGCAATTTCCTGCTGGTTTTCACGATCAATCATCTGTTGTTCTGCTTCACGCAGAGATGCAGTGTTACCAACAATGGCGTAAGTCAATGTTTGACCAGTCAAATCAGCAAGTTCCTTCGCCAGCCACATGGTTGCCTGACGAATCGAAAAGGATAAGACGCCACTGATTTGTTTGCGTTCCATAGAAATTTCTTATACAATAGTCGTTGCAGAAGCGACCATACTACGAATACGATCACGGAAGTCGGCGTGTTCAACTTCATCAGTTAGTTCTGGAAAGTCTTCAAATCCGTCAGATGCGATTTCTTGTGCAGGCTCTTCTGTATTCAGAATAGCAAAGCCCAGTTCAATGTCTTCTGGTTCAATTTTTGCAATTTCGTCCAGCATAACATCCGCTAGACTACTAGCAATATCCCTATGACCATCCTTAATGGATTCACATGCACCAACAAGTAGGTCTTTAATGCGACGAATAGACGTATCTGACATTTGATTGTTTCCTCATTATCTGAAATGTAAGAAAGGGGCGAAAAACCGCCCCTTTCTTGAATCAACCAAATTACTGACGCTTACCGCGCGCGACAGCCTTACCATTCGCGACAACCATCGCGATGATTTCGTACATGGACCAGCCACGAGCCGGGACGAACTTCTCAAATTCGTCAACGGCAACCGACTGAACCGGACCACGATCGGTGTAACCACCGAGATATTCCGGCGAACCAAGAACGAACACTTCACCATCGTCCAGCACGCGCAGGTTCGGCTCACGGAAAGCGTCCGTCAGCAGAGTCGTACCAAACAGGTTGCCGAGACGGCCCGTGCGAATGATTTCCCACTTCGTGATAGGATCAAACCACGTCGAGAAGTTCGTGCCGGCATTGATGTCACCCATGACGTCCATAGCCATGATAGCAGCATTGACCGGAATACCCCAACCGTTGATCTTGCGCTTGAGAGCCTCGAAGATAACCTGCGAGAACGAACCCGAATAGTAGGTAACGTCATTGTACAGGTTGTCAGCGTTGCGCAGCATCTTGACAAGGGTACGATCTTCCTGAACGAAGATAGCTTCCAGAGCCTGGAAATACTTGTCTTCGAGGATGTCACCACCGCCCTGATGCAGTTCAATCAGTTCAACGCGAGGGGTCGCCACACAGTAGAACTCATTCGCCGCGATAAAGTTATCACGAACGTACTGCGGCCAAATCTGCGCAACACCACGCGACATAATCGCGGTAACATTACGCTGCTTGACGCGGATACGCGGAACCGAACCTTCTTCAACTGTACCTTCCGCGAGGACAGTACGCATGAAGCCTTCACGTTCCGTACGCTGATCGATGTCGAGTGCAATTGCTGCACCAAGCTCTGCCCATTCCTTCGGGTTGTGCATCGCACTCGTCAGGGTAGCAGCGTTCTTCGCACGATCAACCGTGTTGATAACCGACGCGGTTTCGTCATAGATTTCACCGGCGGAAATCATGTTCGCGATCTCAACGAGACGCTCAATCGCTTCCTTCTTACTGCCGGCATTGATATGCCCATCACGTCCCACAATGGCGTCGCGAGACTGTTTAAAACGGGCTTCGGTTACGGGTAACATGTGACGCATTATATGTTTCCTTTCAAAGAAAGATCGGCTTAGTAGCCCGGATTAATGTGAAGACCGAGGAGAGGGCTACCCGCACCCGGAACCTGCACGACGATTGCCGTAATAGCCTGATTTGCATCAGAGTTCGAGGTAAGCGTGAACAGACCATTCGGTCCGACACGTACCGGAACAGCGCGACTCTGCGTGGACCAATCCGACGTCACGTCATACTGATCGGTATAGACGATGCCGGCGGTGATAAGACCGACAGTACCATGCTCAAGAGACATGTCCGCGCCATAAACCGAGAAGTTATACAGTGCATTCGCTTCCTGGAGCGTGACCGCATAACGGTAGCTGACTTCCAGAGTACCGCCGGCCTTGCTCGAATTGACCGTGATAACACCATTCGCGATGGAGTATTCACCAGCGTTCGTGGCGGCACCAGCCGTCAGTGTAGTACGCGTACCGTTGGCGGCAACGTGAACGACGAGAATGTCGTTGCCACTAACAGGACGCGAAAGCGTCACAGTGTAAGGAGAAGAAGCCGGAACTGCCAGAGAGTCGAACTTCGGTGCAATCGAAGGCATCGTCGGACGGCCAGTAGACACGCCGATAAACGATTCAGTCGCAACACCGGCAGACAGCTTCGCCTTACTGATACCATTTTCCCGCGAGCTAACCATCGCAGCGCCTTCGGGAATGTTTACAAGTCCAGTCACAACGTCCTTGACGTGCGACTCAAAAATGCGAGATTTATTGAGGTCTAACATGAGATTTCCTTCTCAAACTACGAGGGTTATCGATTACGGAAAGAAGCAACCAAGCTGGAAAACTTGTTTGCCTGCGCCTGTTGTGGTCGCTGACCGACGAAATCTACCGAAGCAACTTCCTGCACAGGCTTAACAATCGGAGCGGGAGTGTCTTCAACGCGGACTTCTTCGGTGATGTCGGAAAATGTCGCTTTACTAATCGTCTCGGTGATACCGTCGATGTAATCCTGCGACTTTTCAGAAAGTTCCAGCGCCTTCTCGACAACTGCATTCGCATAGTTGTGAGCGTGCGTGGAAAGAATGCGACGAGCCTGAGACTTTGCGTCCTTAACACCGCCACGATGCAGTGCAGTTTCAATGCTATTCAGAAGATCAGCATTGCCTGCGAAGACACCCTTATTGATACCAGTAAACGCGAGTTCAAGAAGGGAGCCGACGTTCTTGAGTTTCGTCGAATATTCATCAGTAGCCTTCGCCTTCACGGACGCTACTTCTGTTTCGACACGGCGCTTGAACAATTCACCGACCTGTACTTCAAATACAACAGGCTTGTATCCATATGCAGCGAGCTCGCCATTAGACTGCGACTTCATATTCGCCTTAAACACAGGCTTAAAGGCGGCAGCAAGACGCGGACCATCTGCAAACAGGGACGAAACTTTCTCCGATGCCTGCGAACGGCGCAGAGTACCAACATGGGAATCACCCATGAAGACTGCGATTTCGGAGTTGTCGGGAGAAAGAGTTACCAGCTTAACAGGGGAAGTTTCATCTGCCATGCTGGCGGCATCCAACTTCTCGTAGACGAGGTTGGGATCAGTAATAGGTGTAGGAGCGGCGTCCTGTACAGGAGCCAGGGCAGGCGCAGGTTCTTCTGCAATGGGTTTTACTTCTGCGACAGGTTCTTCCGATGCCGTTTCTTCCTTCTTTTTCACTGACTTGTCCTTGGTTTTCAACGAAGCGAGTTCTTCATCTTCGTCCTCATCGTCCTCATCGTCCTCATCGTCCTCATCGATGTCATCGCCAGTCAACGTAGCGTCGTCATTGACTTCGCTTTCATTGTCTTCTGCGTCCGACAAGTCATCAGTATCATCCGCAGGCGGCGTATCCTGATTGTCTTCGGTATCATCGATTTCAGTAATGACTTCATCATCGTCATCGCCATCGCCATCGGCGGTAACAACATCGGTCAAGTCTTCTTCGTCCTCAAAGACAAACGCACTTTCTTTACCGCAATGCGGGCAGAAGATAGGTTCATTTGCAATCGGGAAAGCAATATCAGGGTCGACGCCTGCAATTGCATTGCATTCACGACACTTCATCGTTGCAAGATCGTTGAGCTGCTGATATTCCTCAGCAACAATTTTCTGACTAGACTGTTCTATGGGAGTTGCGACGCTACCATCGATAGGATTGAAAAGCTTCGTAAGATTGGACACCATAACCGTGTCGTCATCCAGTTTAAAAGCCTGCAATTCCGTCGCCTGGCTGGCAACTTCCCTCTGTGAAAGAAAGACCATAACGGGCGTATCGGTGCCCTTGATGCCTTCCTTTACGTGAAGGAATTTACGCGGCATAATGTGCCTCCAGAAAGGATTCGAGTAAGGTATCGGAGAACCGTATGGAGAACCGATAGAATATAATTAACCACACCTGAAAATTAAATCACTTTTAGGTAAAAACCCACGTCGCCCGGTCAAAAATAATAGGTAAAATAGCCCAATTTTAGGCAAAATTTTTTAAATAATAGCAAATTTATGGATTTAAGGCAAAAGAAAGCCCGGAAGGAGTTAACCAACCGGGCTAAATTCGAGACAAGGGAGTACGAACTGAATTAGTATTTAATCAGTAGAAGGTTTACGGGGCAACCAAGATGGCATACGCAGATTATGCTTCATAAACCATTCCGCTATTGGTGCAGGATTAGTATATGATTTAACCGTTGTACGCCACAATAATTTATCTGTACCAGACTTATGCCCGAGCAGTATAGAAACTGGCGTTATGATCTTATCAACCATAAACGTTTCAGCTTCTTTTTGCTGTTTATCCAGCGTTGTTGCTTTTGCACTTGGCTTCCACTGATTTTTTTGCATCATTTCAATCAAAAGATTCGTGCCGCGTACATGGCGTAGTTTATGAATACCAGCCGGATAACCAGACGACGCCAGATACTTTGCAAATGCACTATACGTCAGCTCAATGTTTTTATTACCGTCAGGCATACTAAAGACAAGATCATTGCCATGCTTACCCTCCAACAATTCTTGCAGATTTTTCTTTAACTGGCGTGTAATCTGGTCGTTTATTTCAATGATATGCTTCTGTTTGATACCAGTCTTTGCAGCTGCCTTACCCTCATAGTTCAGCGTAATGCGATTACCACTAATCTTTATGTGGCGCGGACGAAGGGAAATAGCGCCATATGTCGGTTTACCAGTCATGGATGCAGCCGAATGCTGGCGTGAACCGACACGCATACCAGTCAAATAGATCATCATTGATGCAGTAGAACCCATAAACTTAATGGGCTCCTTCGATTGCATGTGAGCTTTCCACTTTGCAAGAACTTTATCGATGCTCTTATCAATCTTCGCGGCAGTAGAAAACTTCTTGTCGGTAGACTGATTTTGATGCGCTTCTGTATACAGACGTGTGAATCCAGCAGCATTAGGAGACGTATACGTTATATACGCTCCAGTACCTTTCTTGGCATCGTAAGTACGTGCGTGCTTTATGTCCGTTGCGTTTGCAGGAATACCTGCCGACAAAGGTTTGTCGTCGTCTGTGTAATACTTGATCTTTCCGCCAGACATAGACACTTTGAGTTTAATCGTACGCGGCACTTGCGGAATCTTTTGTGACAGGAAGCCTCTATTCTCCATATAGGAATAGACTTCTTGTACCTTAACTGGCGCACCATTCTGCGTTGCGAGATACGACGCTAAGTCCTGATCGTAAGCGGTCGAAATACGACGACGAATATCTGCGTACCTACGTGCTAAATCCAATTCCTGAGGCGTTCCAAGACGTAAATCCTTTATTTCATCCGCCGGAACAGTAAGTTTCTTTGGATTTGGCTTGTCACCAGTGATTTCCGCCACAACATCCTGCAAGTCTTTATACAGTTGCGTGACGCTACTATTAGCACTAGACGATGACGAAGATGCCACACCGTTTATCTTGTTAATGACTTTCTCAATGTTTGTAAGAAAGACCGGACTAACGCGTGCGGCGTGAGTTTTAACACGCGAAATAAACTTCTCGTCCTTTGCCGGAGACTTCAAAAAATTATATGCAAATCGGAGGAATTTTACTTCCTCCGAAGATATGGATGGATCGTTTGCGATCTTCGAAATAGTATCACGGATATTGGTTGCGTAGGTGTGCGAAAAACTAGCAAAACTAGACTTCAATACGCCTCTGTTTAACCCATATCCAATAAGACCATTTGCATCGATTTTTTCAGCGATTTGATTCGCAAACTTTGCTGCAATATCTTTGCCGGGCGTACGTGCGCCCATCATCTGCAAGCCTACTGCAATCAAATAGCACCCAAACCACGTAACGTTGGAACGGGGGAGGTTTGCAACCTCCGCCCCTTCTGGTAGATCGTCCCACAAATTGACTGCGTAAAATAGGCTAGTCATCGAAATCTCCGGTATTATGGTTGCATCCGATGTTTATAGGCTCGGTCTAGAACGAGGACGACGCAGCAACTGAATTGCCTTCTTAACATCTGCAAGGTCTTCCTTGATACCTGCTTCGTCAATCGTTCCCAACTGACGCAGGTTTTCGATGTCATTAATAGCCTCTCGAACAGATGTAAACGTATTCAACCAGAAGGCGTCATTTCGTTTTACTTTAAGTGCAGGCTGCTGCGTACCCTGACGTATCAACCACGATACAAACTTCGGATCATGAGAATTAATGTCGAACGCCAATTTGATGTCACGTTCCGTCGCCATCCAGTAAGGATGTAGTACGATACGCTGATTTTTATCCCTACCAAGCTTCTTATGCTGGGTACGGAAGAAATCGCGGAACGAAGACATGTTGATCTGCGTGCCAAGGTGCATGGCCTTGCCTTCGCGTATCTGCTTCATTTCCTCTTGCAGCGCTTCGTACACTTTGTCCGGAATAGCCATCTTACCATCGATTGCATCCAAGAACTTCTCGGCAATTGACCAATTTCGGAAACCGACGCTAACAAACGGATCAATGCGATTCCAACCCTTGATACGCTTCAATGCAGGTAAATCCTGCATAATAAGAAGGGACGGCCAACCATTGATGATGCCCGTAATAACATCGATTTCTTCATTGTTCTCGTCATCGATGATTTCTTCTTCATCGAGCGACTCAATGACTTCTTCTTCATCCGCCACAGGTGCAGGCTTTGCGGTTTTACCTTTCCCGAATGGTGAGAAGCTTTCCGCACGCCAACGCGTCGGGTTTTTCACAATCTCTGCAAATTCCTTGTAACGCTTCGGATTAACAAGAAGAATATCACCCTTCTTGAAACCAATCTTCGAACCATCATGCAACTGAACACGCGCGCCACGCTTCGTTACTGCAACCATGATACCGGGACCAAATTCGGTATACACAACAGTGCCGACAGGAACATCCTGTTGACCCATAACCTTGAAGCCCCAATTGTCAGGATCGGGCGGAAGTGCATTCTGAATAAGTGGCATGAACACACGACGCGAACCGGGAATGTCCTTGGTAGACTTAACCTGATACATCGCCAGCCGAATAAACTGATTGATGTCACGAATTTTACCATTCGTGTCAATCAAGTCTTCACCAGTTCGTGCTTCCAGATCACGCGCCATACGGAACTTAGCAGCCGTATTCAACTGCGCTTCCCATTCAGTAAACGTCTTCCACGAACCCCAATACGGAATCATGTCTTCCTTCGGTGTATAGAACAGAAGCTTGAGGTTCATCTTAATCATTTTCAGATCGTCAAACTCTGCGGACACCCGCTTCCATTCCGTACGACCTTCGTACTTAAAGCGTGCATTCGACACAAACTTAGATGTCAAACGCGCCATCTTCGAACCGTCCAACGTCAAACCGCCGTTGTACTTCTCATTCATCATCCAAATATGGTTGACGGTATCGCGATTGTACCTACCACGCGGATCGGGGCGATACATACGCGCAACGGCCTGCTCATGGTCGCCAGGTGCCCACACAGACTGTTGACGCAGAATGAGCGAGACCATTTGAAGGTTTTCACCTTCACGCAATGCTGTTTCATCCGCGCACATAAGGTAAACGTTGTCATCGTTTGCGAAACGACGGACGACTTCTTCCTCACCCGCCGTGTAATGCAACGTTTGACGCGCATACTTACTATGACGCATGAAATGCTGCGATGCAACGCGGTTCCAACCAAAGATAATAATCTTATTCTGTTTCAGATTACCAGAATGCTTGGACAAATGTTCTTCGATAAGTCGATCGGCAAGACGAACCTTGGGCGATACCAGATCATCCCCCTGCGGCTTCTTTTCCCAACGAACATACTGCTCGTTTTCATCGGGAGCGACAAGGAAAGCCTCAACGTTTTGCAGGTAGACTTTCGCCTTTGCTATAAATGCGTTTTCTTCCGCATCTTCGTCATCGTCTTCGTCTTCGTCATCTTCCTCATCGTCTTCGTCGTCTTCGTCGTCTTCGGAAACAGCCTTCTTCTTTTTGCCCTTATTCTTTTCATCTTCAAGCATCATAAGCAGAGCTTCGTTCATCAGAATATCATAAAACTCTGATTGAAGTTCCGTCATGCGAGCAAAACGAATTTCGTCTTCCTTGATAGGAAGCATATACGACCAGTCTTCCTGACTAGCTTCATAGTACGCTGTCGTACCGCGCAAACGGTCCTTGATGATCTTTGCAGACTCGTCGTTGATGATACCCATGCTAATATTGTAGGTATTAGCAAATTGTTCTGCATTGTCACCAAATATGTATGGTGATATAGCGCGTGCCTGACCAACAAGATCGTTGACAGTATTCGAAACCAGTGTACCAGACGCAACTGAACGGGAGTCAGCGTGCGAGAACACTGCGTAACTGTTACGCGCACGGGCACTATCTGGGTTCTTCACCATCGTAGACTCGTCACCATCTACCATGCGAATACCGAGAAGCTTAATAATCAACAGGAACTGCGTGGTGTAGATGGGCGCATCGCCGAAACCTTCGATAACCGACAGGTCTTCGTAGATTTTCCGACGCGAGGCAGTAGCAGTATAGGACGAGATAAGAATAGTGTTGGGCGGAAGAGCCTTATACCATGTTAGGAATTGCGCAAACGTTTTAATACCCGCACGGCGTGCCAAACGCCGCAGAATAATAGGTGTGAACGGCATTGCGTTCATCTTACCCTGGCACATGGAATTGATTTCCGTAACCGTGCCCTTGATAAGACGCGTCTTCGTCATAATCATCGGAATAGTACGAAGATTGACGATGCCATAGATCGCCTGCAACAGCGACAATGCAGTTTTACCACCGCCAGTCGCAACGTTTTTAACGGATTGCAGTGGGCTATGCATAAGGGAAGACATAATCCTGCCTTGATGCGGCAGAAGACCAGTCAATCCACGTCCGGGCTCATCCGTGACCATAATGTTCGGAATATCAAATTCCTTCACATTATAATCTATGCGCTTCTTTTCATTCTCCGTGTTATACGCATCGTGACGCGATTTAACATCGTCGGCGGTGTACTTCGTTACCGCCTGAATGACATATTCAATACCAATCAAACGGTTGAGAATACCCATGTGAGCCATATTACCCGGTATCTTCAACGCATCACGGTTACTTTTCATCACAACTGACAGATGCTTAAAGAGTGCATTCAATGCGCGCACACGTCCAATAAGCTCGGGGTATTCTTCGTACTTACTTTCAATACGGTATCCGCACAGATCAGCAAATGACACGTCCTGATTAGCACCGGACGATGCACGGATGACTACGCCCTGATAGATTTGAGCAGGCGTTTCTTCCTGCAAAATCTTCTTAGCAGTGGTCGAAGTAACGTATTTCTCCGCCTCCGAAGGATTTTCCAGAGCGTTGAGTGATTCCTGAATAACGCGCATCATCCTCTGTACGTTGGGATGATACAATGGCGTATTCAAGAAACCCCATTCAGTAGCCTGATCCAGCGGCGCGACGTTACCGAGGTTAAACGTATTCAGAATACCTGTAGGAGAAGTATACGCCAGAATATCGTTGACCCAATCCACATAGATCAGGTAATTGTCGAGATTGTGCTTCTCGACAAGATCATTTCGCTGGAAATTACCGTCTTCGTCAATGCACGAATTGGCTGTCTTCATGTATTCTTCCACCCGATCCAAATCAGGTGGAATGTACATAGGAATACCGCTACCATGAATACAGAAACCCTGTGCATTTACTTTCGGTCGAATGGAACCGAGTTTCAGAGTATCATTTTTGTGTTTCGCCACCTTACGCGGATCAATGATCTTAACACCACGACGTGGCGTATTCATCAATGAGTTATTAACCCACAGATACACGAGATACGGCGAAAACGCATCCGCATCAACAATTTCGTTGTACAGTGTACCATCCAACTCAATGGCAAACTTGAACTCTATCGAAGACGTGGAGTTGCCTTCATTGAAAGGCACTTTTTCAGCGTAAATCTTAAACTCAACAAAATCCTTGAGGAAGTCGAAGTAGATTTCCGTGTTGGTTTCAATAGCAGGAGACAGGACTGCGGCCACAGAAGGTGCAACCGACTTGCCTTCAAGTTCCGACAAGAACTGCACGAAATTCATGCCGCTCTTTTCTTTAACACGCGCCGGTAGAGTTGACAGAATTTCATCAACCGTTTCATCCGGTATATTCTGCAACGAATCGTAAAACGAAACGATGATCGGCTTCTTACCACCATCGCCGGCATTAACGTTCATGCGGTCACGCAGACTATTTGCTGTCAATTCTTTCGTATAATCCGAAAGATCGTAATTGATAACACCGCCGATATTCGTTGTCTGGAATTTACCAAACATTTCATCGTTTAATAGCGAACCAAGAACACTCAAACGGAAAAGCGCATGGGTGTTTATAACAACACCGTACAGTGCTTTCTTGACCATATCAAGTGGCGTCTTGTAAGAACCAGATGCCGCTCCTCGTGGTGCAGCAGTTTCTGCCGTCGTTTCATCCGCCTCGGCAGATAGTTCAACATATGCGTCCATAAGAAAACCTCATGTAAAAAGAAGATGGATTCAGGAAGAATTAGATTAAGTACAATATCACATACAAACGGTCTTGTCAAGTCGCGCTTATAGGTCCGGTACAGACCGGATATACTTGAGCTTTTTCTTCGCAAGGTCCAACAGATCGTTTGATCCAGCGACCGTCCGCCAATCTTCTGGTATTGAACACTTCCAACGTACTGCCGCAATAATCAGTTGTTCCGCTAATTCTGCGGTTGCCTCCAATGACAAACCAAGTCCCATGAGGTATTCTTTGTCATAAGCAAGTGTGGCACGTTCCATTTGACCACGGGTAGCAATATTCAAAACATCGGAGTAAACATCGAGTTTCTTCCGATCCAGAATTTCATTTGCACGGATTATAACGGATTCATAGTAATCGAACAGATTCTGATAGGAATCAGAGACGTATACGTCTTCGTCTAGTACCGAATCCTCATCTGCTGCAAGCTCGACAGAGGCGGCAAGCTTACGAACGGTATCGAAAAGATTGGTTTGCATTGTTAACCTCATACGCGGCTCGCAGCCATACGTTGTTTATTTGAAATTTTCCCAAGGTATTTGTTGTGCAACGCTCCATGACATTCAGAGCATACTGTTATCAAGTTTTTAGGATGGTTCGGACCACCCTTTGACAACGAAACAATATGGTGAGCGTGAAGTAGACCAGCAAAAGGTGGAGGAAAACGACCACCACATTTAGGTCCGCCGATTTTATAGGCCATACATTGATAGTTATCACGTTTCTTAACGTAACTGCTAAGATCGGACCAATTATCGCCGTACCATTCCTGTTTGTGTTCGAATACTTTCTTTGATTTGGTAAACCCTTTGGCAACGGAAGGACGGAACGCCGGTCTCATTCTTTGCGTTTCCTTCTGGTTTTCTTTGGTGGGCCACCATTCAGTGACGACATGTCACCTGCAAGATACGCACCAATATCTACTGTTATTTTCTCAATAGCCTTATCCATGAACTCACCGAGTGATGTCAGGGATTCATCCAAGTTACGTTTAATAACCTTCGCAGTCTTGCGATTGGTTACTTCCGTATCAATTGTACCCTTCATACTCAAGAATGCCGTTAAAAACGTATTGGTTTGAGCACGGAACATAGGTTCCAAAATGTTTTCTCGTATAAACTTTGTTTGGTTTTCAACATCACCAATCATCTTCAAACGCGTGGTAAAATCTACCGTCTGATCGACAAAGCTACGATACGCATATGCTGCTTGTTCGCGCTGTGTTTTACGAAACGCTTTTTCTGCAAGCGGAATCATATCTATGGTAGTTTTTAACAATGCACGCAGAAGCATTTCTTCTGTTTTCGCAGAGTTAAAATCATCATCCGCTGCGTCAATTTTTTGTTTTATCTTCGCAATTTGTTTTTCAAATACAGACTCTACATCATCTTCCTCCGCGTCAGAGCCTATCAATCCGATATGACTACCGCGCGACTTCTTCGTTTTCTTATCGAACTTGGATGCAGGAGCGTAGTCTTCTTCGTCTAACACTTCTGCCAAGTCGTTTCGTGCCTTTTCCAGCTTATCTATGTGCTTCGAAAGCGAAGAAGAGGACGATCCCTTCTTTTTTCGGGACCGTCCTTCCTCGAAACCAGATTTTTGTTCTCGTTTCATAGTTCTCATAGAAGACTACAGGTTTAAATCAGAAGGCTCACCTTCTGGCGTTTCTTTTACAGGCTCACCTTCTTCTACGGGATCAGCAGGAGTATCTTCCTCTGTATCCGAATCGTCTTCCTCATCTTCGTCACTGTCTTCTGGCTCAGGCATTTGTTCCAAAAGACCTTCCATGATGTTGCCCATTGCATCGGCAGCACGATCTACGTCTCCTGCCTCCCACGCGGCAGTCAACGAAATACCGTGCTTACCAGACATTAGCTTCATCAGTGCTTTCAAAACCTGCGAACGTGCAGACTTTTCTTTGGCAGTTTCTGCTTCTGCATGTTCTGGAGTAATCTGCGGTAAGAAAGCAGAGAATTTATCGATAAATCGATTCAACGCAAGACGGCCCACCTTAGCAGAAGCTTCTTCCGCTTCGTCTTCGACTTCCGGGTTCTGGTTCTTATACAAGAACAAGAAGTTGTCAAACGCATACAAAAATGCGGCGTATGTACTACGATCTTGATCGTTGCCCAGAGTTTGCGTATAGAGTTTATCCGCAAACTTATGGCTGTCTACATCGGTAAGTACCCGAAGCTTCTTGCCATCACCATCGATAGCCAGATCGCTAAGCTCAGGGCTGCCGCCATACTTAGCCCGATGTCCACCAAGTCTATCGTCGAGTGAAGCGTGTTCTTCATTCTCTGTGTCATCGTCTTCGTCCTCTGCTTCTACATTTGCTCCTTCATAATTTATGTAGTTACTAAACTGCAAGAAACCTACGCTTGCAGTTTCTTCATTGGACTGGCACGGATGAAATCCGATACTGTCCATCACTCGCGTTAAGTAATCAACGTCTGTATCGGCGCTGACATTAACACGAGCAATTTCTTCGTTCTGGTTGTGACCGTTTCTGGTAGAAACGTCCATGTCACCAAGAATAAGATTAAACAACTTGTTATTCAAATCCGACATTTATAATCTCCATTGTGTTTGTTATGACCAATGGGCCGGATTAGTATAGTTCGTTGATGACGCGCTTGATTTCACCAAGAAGTTCGGCATTATTACCATACAGCAGGGTCATATACTCAATGAGTTCAGCCTTACCAATGTCCGTAGCGGCCTTTTCAGGATCGATGTTGAGCTGAACATTGTCAACGACGCTGATAACCTGCACCGGATCAACCGCATGAATGGTATTCGAACCTTCAACGAATACACGACCGCCATCGATGGCAACACCAAACGCCTTTTCGCAACGATCCAGATCATAGAACAGAACAGGCATACCGGCAGAGTAATCTTCTGCAAGCTGCGTACCCATAGACGCAGTCGCCAGAGCGCGCATCTTGATAGCCGCCAGAAGACCGTCGATGTCTTCTTCCTGCGCTTTTACCAGATACGCGTGATCGCCCTGACCGATAACGCTCCATACATCATCATTAGAATCCTGATAAACAGTATCCGACACCTGATGCAGACCATTTGCAGACGCCTGTTCCATCGCAAGCGACTTGATCGGGTTGGAAACAAATAAACCCACAAGAGTAGGATCGGTTTCCGATGCCTTATGAACCGAATCGTTCAAGTAAGTCAGACCATTCAGTTCCGATGCAACCGCAACCGCCATATTTTCGTTGGTAAGACGGTTCTGGTGAGCGACCGGAATCTGAACAAGCACACGAGAATGACGCGCGTCAATCTTCTGTGCCTTCTGAAAATTCATCGAGATAGCTTCTTTGTTCTGTGCGATACGCTCAATCGCACCACGCAGATTAGCAGTATGAGACATGGTTTTACCTTTCTGGTATGTTAACCGTATGGACGACGAAATCTACCGTAGCCTCGACCATACCCATAAGCATTATTCATCGGATTGACACCAATTGCAAGAATGCCGGTATTGTTTAAGAGACGTTGGTCTACTTCGCTGGGTGGTGGTGTACCCGGACCTGCTGTTGCAATAGCAGACTTTTTCGCAAGAGGAAGGTTTTCCAGATACCCTTGGAGATAATCTCGCAAGGCAGTCAACGCTTCCGTCCGGTCATAGTTCAACTGTGTATTGAGTCCTGTAAACTCAAACCTGTTTAATCCTTCTGCAAGAATACGTCCATTCAATGCATGAATAGCCGCAGCTGCCTGTACGTATTTATCCATTGCAGAAGGAAGATCGGAAAGATTCCAGTATGTGATTTCCGGCGGTGCGGCGTTTACATACTTAATACCTTCCAGAACTGCCTGTATGAACTCTGGATCATGCCATTGCAAAGACGGATCGATCTCTTGCAACTTCGCCTTATCCAGTAGATACTTCATTCCATTAATCATGTTCAGCGTACGATAGTCGAGAACATACAATGGATGAGATTCGGTTTCGTTTTTACCATTTGCCGTATACTTATACACGACATTGTATGGATCAAGCGCTTTATGCGATTCTAAAACTAATGCAGGTATAGTAAAATCGTACACGTATCCGGCGGTATTACGTCCATTTGCAGATTGATTGGATATAGACACCGCATTGCCGACAACTGCACCGTAAGGATCAATAACCTTTATAACAACGTTTTCAATAGACGGAGTTGGTGCTAGCAGAACATCTTCGATAGGATCGCCCACGATCATTTCATAGACAATACCATCTGGCTTATAACCATCTTCTTCGTCAACAAGCGTGATGAATTTATCAGTTGTGTATTCACGGCCACGACTATCCGTTCCGAAAAACTGGACTGTCAATTCTTCTTTACCGCCGTTTACAATATAATTGTTTGGAACAGTAAAAGTTGCTGCCCAAATACCACCGCCTTCCGGTGTTGCGGCACCAGAAAGCAATTCATCTTCATTTTCGTTGTAGACCGTCCACGTAGGGGGCTGCAAAAACGTAGCAGGCGATCCGTTACGCGTAAATTTCACGGGAATAGAATATTGGTTTCCTTTAATGATGTCCATTAGGAAACTCCATTCTCTTTCAACCAGCCGCAGACTTTATTAGGCTTGATATTCGTGAATGCTTTCGGAACAAAGTTTGTGTTTTGGGAAAGTGCAATATTCAACTGCTTTTCTTTATCGAAGAAACCGTATACATCCAAACGCGTTATAGTCTGACTTGCTGTTTCTACATTGAGAAACGAATGAACTTCACAACGATGAATGTTATTGTCTTCGCAACGTACAAATGAAACTTCTGATTTAATTTCAGATGACTTGATTCGCTTCTTTAAAAGAACCATCAAAGGTGATGTCGAATTGGGAGTAGACCGCTTTGCATACGATGCAATCTCTGCACGGCAACGATTCAATTCTTTGTTGAACACACCTAATAGATTCTGTGCGCGCGACGATAAAGAAGCACGTTGCGACACTGCGGACACAAACACAGATGCAATACTCGGTATTGCAGTTTCTATGCGTTCTCTGTGTTTGATAAGCCGCTTAATTGTTGTAGCACGATCTTCGTTCTTCGACGCAGCGAGAATAACGTCCATTTGGGACGCGATTTCCATCTTTTCTATACGCTGCAATGTTTTTGTGAGGTCCGTTTCGTGGCGTGACGAAGTAGAAATCATGGCTTTCTCTGCCTCTTCATCTTCATCAATCGTTACAGATGGTTTTTCTTCTGTAACAATAGCTTCCTTTAACTTGTCAGCATCTGACAATGCCTTACGTGTTTCCTCGCAATACGAACCATATGCGTTCTTAATATATTCAAGGTTATCGGGAGCTTCTTGAATATCTTTCCAGAAATTCGATGCGATGATAGGAACTGCTATACTCATGTCTATGCCGGTTAAAATAGACAAACCAACAACACCAATGAACATTACCCCGCTCTTAACACCAAAGCCCTTCGCCATTTTCGCAAGCGCCGGATGATCTTTAAGTGTTATAGCACTACGCAACGCAGTTGCTAACTTATCAATTTCTTTTTTCGGGGTCTTTTTTAGAGATGAAGAAAGGTTATTCTCCATACGCCGCACAATTGGAACAGATGCCTTCGCAATATTGTTTTTGTTTTGAGAAAGGTACTTTTCGACCTCAGCAATGGTCTTCGAATCAAGGTCTTTTGAAGCAACCTTGCGAGCAGCGCGTTTATTTACCTTACGCTTCGAGCCAGGGTGTTCTTTCAAATACTCTTTTTGCTCGCTATAGCTGAGGGAATCCCACCAATTCGTTGGCACGAATTTCTCCAATATAAACAGTTCTTATCTATAAAGAATTAGGATAAAACCACTATAAAATCATATTCATCTGATTTTTAGGTAAAGAAAAAGCCCGGATTTGTGGTCCGGGCTTTAATAGTACAAACTGTATCACTTACGTGATTACAGGGAAGCCTTCCGGCGACCACGCTTTGCAGTCGTACGCTTACGCGTACCCGTGGACTTGCGTGCAGCCGGCTTGCGACCACGCTTTGCAGTCGTACGCTTACGCGTACCGGCCTTGCGGCCGCGCTTTGCGGTGGTCTTCTTCGCGGCACGACCCTTGCGACGACGATGCGCAGCGCGCTTCGAACGCCAATACTTCTTCATCGCCATAGAGATAGCGCGCTTGTGCGAAGCGCTCTTCTTCTTGTTGCGAAGAGCCCGCGAAATCTTCTTACCACGGGAGGTCTTGTTGCGAGTACGTGCAGCCTTCGTGCGACGAGCCTTGGACTGCGAGGGGGTTTCATTTGCACGACGGGCCTTGGTAGTACGAGCCTTACGCGCTTCGGCGACATCGCCGAGGTCTTCCAGTTCCAGTACGATAGTGTCCATTTCAATCTCCAGTTTAGAGAGGTTAACCACTTCCATGAGAATCTCAAGATGTACATCGAGTTTCTTACATAAAAGAATTAACAATATCAGAATCAAATGTCAACGTATTTGGGATAATTTTATTTTGTAGTAGACTCACTTTAAACACAAAATTTCCCAATATGGGACTAGCAAAAACCTAAAATTGCTAGGAAAATCAATGGGTTGGTTAATTACCCATTTTGGTAGCGTCTGTTACAGGATTCATTGGAACCAAGCTGTTAACATACGGAGGTATATTATTAACGGACCGGAAATCACGTAACATGCTCTTGAAATCTCGGTTTAATTCACCAATACCTTCTTGTGATTGGCGAACCAAAGTACGGGTTTCATCAGCAATTATCTTTGTACGAACCTGATCCATTTGAATGGCGCGGAATTGTTCTTCATATGAAGGTAGTTTATCCGCTATTATCGAAACAGACTTCTCAACATCTTTAATGGATGATTCAACAGACCGCATTTGCCCTTGTGAAGCATAATCCTGTGCAATTGCGGATTTAATATACGAATCCACATAGGGTTTACCAAAACCCCATACAATTGCAATTGTTCCCAACGCAGTAGCAAAATGTCGTCCAACAACGCGCACGACATCGCCAACACGAATACTGTTCAAGTAATCCTTAATAGAGGAATTGGTTATTGGAGCACTCATTTTGCGTCGTCCCACACAGGGTTAAATATGTACTTTTTATATGGCGTTAAGAAGCGTCCCGAAGCCTTTTTACTTGTACGGAACAAAGCCAATTGCATGAATTTCTGTTCAAAAGAATGCAAAGCCCGCAATTCTGCGGTAATACCAAATACTGTGCCACCATTGGTTACACGATGCGTCAGAGTATTCACTTTCCACACTTTAGCATACTTCGATTCCGTGAGATAGTTGCCTTCTTTGATTTGAATAGAAGGTGGCAATTCAACAGTCATGTTTACTTGCCAATCAAGGAACTCCTGTTCGTAACCTTGCGTTACTTCTGGCAGCTGTGCGCGGTAAGGCTCGCGGAATGCAAAGACTATTTCAGCGTGTGTAAACTCAACGTCGTCCTCCAAAAAGGTGAGAATGAGTCGAAGCTGTTTACCGCTATTGTTGAGTGTTTCCAGAGACGACGACGTTACTGCACCTATGTGCGCGCCATCCTCGGTGTCTACCCATTGCCAACTATAGACATTGGGCTTTACTTCGTCTGTGCCACGAAACACACCAATTTTTAGAATTTTCAACCACAAAAATGGTAACTTATAGGTCCAATAGACCTTGCCGCCCTTTGAGGCCGTCATCATATCGGGATTTTTAGTGCTATCTACATCAACACGATCCGCCTTAAAATGCGGATAATACGACGTGAAGACCGACCGCAAACCACCGTGTAAATTCCACGAATCGATGTAGCCGGCACCCATGCAAATGGGGCAGTTAATAGACTTGTCCGTGAAGATATTCAGTGGGTCATTGACATCACGCAATGTCGAAACATCGTCATCCAAATCTTCGACATCGGTAAAGCTGTCATCTTCCTCATCTTCTATGAGCTGTTTATCCAAAGGAACCCGCGATTTACGAGCAGGTTCATCCTTTTTCAAACCAAAGAAATCATCCATCGATTCTTCGGTTTTCAGATCGCCTTCGTCGATTGTGGTAGCAGTACCCGATCCAAATTCAGAAAGATTGGTATTACCTTGTGTGCCAGGCTCAAAGGTAGGGTTCGACGTATTATCCGCGGCGGAACAAGTGCAAGGTATTGAACCCGTTGTTTTATACCAGAAATAAAACAAAGGAGCATCAACAGGAAGGGAGTTTTCGTAGTGTTCCGCTTTTGCTATAGCAATATTTTCCAAGTGTGCGTTTGCACGCTGGCTCATACCTCTATTATCTGGAATTGCAACCCGCTTCGAAGGCTTCCGACCGATGGTCATAGTATGTTTCCTACCGGATATTTATTGATATAGATAGAGAGCGATCACCAACAAGCATCACTGGTCCTGCATTATCGATCTTGGATATTTTAAGGGCTGCCTTGGTTTCTTCTACGATGTCATTATCAGTAAACTTCCGCAAGTTTAAGCCAGTATACGTTATAACAAGGTAGACTTCATTATCCCGTTCGATTAGCCGAAAGTTTTCTTTTGCTTTCTTCGTTTCAAAACCAATGTAGTCAAGAGTTTCTGAAAGGGCGGTCCTAATACGCGTAAAACCAGACGAAAGATCGCTTAATGCCCGATCAAACTTAATCGTCGTTTTACGCGGACTAGCAGAAACCTCTCCATACTGTTTTGCGAGTCGTTCCAAATACCCTTTCATAACACTCTCCAATTATAGTAGGTTAGCGTCCTCTGAGTTCAGCCATCATCCAACGATTCGAAGCATTTCAACTGATAGTCATGTCATCGTCCAAGACGATACTTTTTAATAACCTTTAATACAGGAGCGGGTAACACTGTTTTAGGATTTATAGAATATGTTAATTTCTTAATTTCTTTTGCCGAATCAATCAAAGCTTTTTCTGCAAGTCGCATATCTCGATATGATTCTTTAAACCTCTGTTTTGCGCGGCGTAGTTCTTCTTTTTTGACTTCTTTATCTTCTTTGGAATCCGCCGTTTCACCATACTTCTTCTTGATGGTATCGAGATAACCAGACATGATTTAATCCTTTATGGGTTCGACTGTGTAGCGTCCAGCTTTGATCGGGAAAGTAGGAACAGGTGGCAGGTCTTCCAATGTTCCAGTAAACTTTGTGCTCAGCGTAATGTGTGGAATATATTCAGGGAAATCCCACGATCCGCCTGCATCCAAACCTTCCTTATGAAGGGCATGCAGTAAAGGATGATCTACCACAAGCACAAGCACATTCTTTTCTTCACCAAATAACTCGTAACGCAATGCAGTCAATGGAATGACAAACGTGTGCTTCGCGAGTTTAATAGGTGTGCGAGAATATGTTGTAGTAGAATGCAATTCCGATGCAGGTTCAAGATTCTGGACCGATTTTTTGTAATACTGAATAATCCGCTGTGCGCTCTGACTGGTCAACCATACAGCTGCATATGTTCCGGGCGCGTCTTCGCGATCTCCAGCTTCCACAGATTCTTCTGCACGTTCAAAAGAAGCTTCTTCTTTGGTAGACTGTGAATTGATTTTGAAATTCATAGATCGTGCAGCAGCAGGATTCCATCGATACGCACGTCCATCCTGATGATCTACACCAATGACGCTACCACCACGCGTTTTACAAACAAGCGTGATAGGTTTACCTTTGTAGGTCGCTTCAACGGTATTCGCACGAAATACACCGTACCGGCGACACAGACTGTCAATTGTCTTATCACTTTTGTCTGATAGATGCTTCTTCGGATCAGTTGCGTCTTTCACGGCACGAAGATTTTCTCCTGTGCCGTAACTATCGCGAAACTTATTACGCAAAAGCGTTACGTTTAAACCATAATCCTCAGCAACGCTCTTAAAGTCATCGTCCGACAATGATCCTTTAATAGCAATGTCTTTCAAATCAGACATCGCGTCTTTCAGCGCAGACATGTCTACGGCAGCTAACTCTTTCTTTTTCAAAAAATCTAAATAAGCCATCAATACCTCACAGCGAGTAATTATGCATACTTTTTATTTAAAAAGTCAATAAAGCCGTCTATTCCACCCAGTTTACTGATTATGGGGATCAACTTACTGTTATAATCAGATTTCTGCTCATTATGAAGGTCAGCTTTCAATTGTGTTTTTGCGTCATGCCCGTAATAGAGTATAGAACGCCTAAATCGATCTGCCCGATCACTAAGTTTCTGACCTTTTGGCTTTGCATACAGCTCATAGTATGCTTCCAGCCAATTGGTTCTAACAGAACCTGTGTTTAATTCTTGCCCTTTTATAAAGGGTAGTATTTCTTCTTTTTTCATTGCTCGTTGCGGGCGCATCGACAACCAGCTATCGCGATTGTTATAAACATAACCATTTATGTTACGCTTTTTTAAATCTATTAGAACGCGACGAAGTTTATAAGAATGGCGATCATCTAAGTTTTTAACCATGATATGAGCCGCTTTTATCATACCAGGCTTTAAAGGAATGAATTGTTTGTTACTAACAACCCGTTCCTCCATTTCGTTCATGCTTTGATTGGTCTTTCTAAAATTGGCACCCCAATAATCAACAGGAACTATCTTATAGTTCTGCCTGAGTACATCGTAATCAAGCTCTAGTAAAACAGAATAATTAACGCCCCAAGATGTTCTATAATGATAGCCACCTACTTTGGATCGTGTAAAGCTCATGAAAAACAACTTATTGGCGCTTCCAACGTGTTTTTCTGAATCTGATACACGCTCAACAGAAGTCAATCGCAATCTATTGGCCTTCAAAATATTGTAAAGGCTATCTATATCAGTGTAATGATAAACCGTTTGCAGACTAGCAATTTCTTCCATGATTTAGTATCTCGATTGTTATAAACATAACCATTTATGTTACGCTTTTTACATCTATTAGAATACGGCGAAGTTTATTACTTTTTTATAAATTCTTTAACAGCGGTAACTGCGTCAGATAATTTGTTTAAATATCTAGCTTTTGTAGCCGAATCTTTGAAATGTGTGGTGCCACCACCTATTTTATGATTCACATCATCTAAAACATCAAATAATTTCAATTCGTATTTGGCTTGTTTACCATTTGCTGGTAGATGTAAATCAAAAATAACAAAAGCTTCACCGTAATTACGGTTGCCTTTTCCACCACCATGCCATCCACTTATGTCTACTTGTGTTTTGTAGTCGTTGTCTTTCGACCACACCATCGAAAACATTGCACTCTGGAGAGAGCGTTTGTATTTGTAATCCGCTGACTTGAGTAGAGTGTTTATTTGTTTTAGTGCAGCCTCAGATTGAGGTTTGGTAGAATTTATTAATAGACTATCATCTGCCTTATTAAACGCTTTTTCAAGTATATCTAAATAACCTGACATTTTATTCTCCTAGTATCTCGCTAAATCCATAATCATCGAGTTGGTAGCAGAGGACCATGCCGGCGTACCAACAGAGGAAATTTCAAAACCAAGAATGGACTTGCGTGCGATTAAGTAGGACGGGAGCACACCATGCGACGTTTCATGGAATTTCGGACGCCCACGAATGACATGTCCACATTCCGTATTGAGTTTACCTGGCTTAGATACGTCACCACACACCGAACATTCATACTGCCCGACGAAAGCACCCATTGAGTAGGACTTACGTTTTCCTGTCAATATTGCGTTAGCAAGATCGGGGTCTTTCTGACGACAGAAACCGCACAACGCCATGACCTTGTGTAGATTACCATGCGACCCTTTCAAGGGAACCATGTACGTATCAAACACAATACCTTTCGGTACGTCATAGTTACTATGCTCTTGATGCGTCGGAACACCTACCCATGTTTTGTAATTCGGGCATGTCTTCTGCGAGTTCCAACCAAGCAAAGTTTCCATCGGAAATGCAACGGAATTTCTATTTGGAATATCCGATGGCATAAGGATCACAGGCGCAATTACGTAGTCTCGAATGTCAGAGGACGTTTCATACGCCTGTGATGCTATTGGTAGCCAAGACTGCACATTCAGTTTAGAGGCGTACTCTTTCTGCTTGTGCATATCAATGGGTTGTTCAGCGCCGGATACAAGTGAAGCAAGTTCAGCATCCGAACGATCTTTGTTGAGAATATCGCTGATGACGGAGTGATAGGACGGACGCTTCTTCATCTTATTTACCTGAAACCTTGGTCTTAACCCACGAAATGGCGTTCTTTGCCCATTGTGGCTGCGGAACGTGCCATCCAATTACAACACCAACTGCACACCAAAATACATACCAAAACATGATAAGCTCCTACAAAAATTTCGACATAAACTCATTCACTGTGTAAACAGGTATCTTGAGTTGTTTAGCTTTCGTTGTCTTTGTTGAAGAAGGATCGGACGAAACAACTTCCGTAACACCCTTACTTAAAGACTTCGCAATCGATCCACCCTTTGCAAGAATGTCCGCTTCCATTTGTTTTGATCGGAAACCAGTAAACAGAACATTGTGACCATTCAATGTACCAGACACAGCTTTGGTTACAGAGTTTTCCGGTTCCCAGCCAAGATTATCGAGAAAGTCTTCATAATCGTCTAACAGATCAACGAAATCCTTTGCCGTTGACATGGACAGACCATGAATCGTTCCGATACTTTGAATTAAGGTTTGTTTGGATTTGTAGTAGTTTTTTATCAATCTATCGTATGGATACTTGCTGAGAATCATTGTGAAGCGGGTATCCGTGAAACCCTTTGACCAAATCTGGCTTGCCCACATAAGTTTTGCGTGAGTAATGGTATTCTGCGCTGTCTTCAATCCAGCATACAGTTTTTGCGCATTGGAGTTGCCGATACCTGTGTTAACAAGTTTCTTCTGTGTCGCCTTGAACAGATCAACAAGATCATAGTTCTGTTCTACCAATTGTTCGGCAACATTCATGCGAATACCGTCTATACCCAGAATGGCAAAAGATTCAGTCATCAACTTTGCAAGAATAAGGTTTTTATCCGAAGCTGTAAGTTTAGTTCCGATAGCTTCAACATGGTTTTTATCCCATTTGAAGTTATCGGGTAACTGCGGTTTACGAGCTGGTTTTACTACACCAACAAACTTAGGTATAACGCCACCAGCACGAACAATATCAATAACAGCGTTTGGTCCAAGCTTAAATTCCTCCACGGTCTTTGCATTGTGCAACGTAGCGCGTGTAACGGTAACACCTTCCAGACGAATACCTTTCGTCAGGATAGCAACAGGCTTCCACAACCCATTCTTGGAAAGATTCCATTCAATGTGTTTGATAGTAACCGCTTTTGCTTCGTCATTGACCTTAAAGGAAATTTTGTTTTCATTCTTGTTATCAATGAGCACAAGCCCATCCAAATCGACATTTGATTTCTTCTTACGTTCAGCAAGGTATGTTATCAATTGATTAATGGAAGGGTCTTTAAACTGTTTGGTTGTAACAGGAATCCAACCTTTACCCTTTAGGTAAATCGATGCTTTCTTCCACGGCATAGACGGGCGAATCAATTCGTGCGTAATAAATGTAATGTCTTTTGCCGCCTTGTGAACAGTTTTCGTATTATTGCTAACACCGTTCACAGTATTACGTGCATTTTCAAATTCGTCGCCGTATTTCTGCTCAAACAGCTTGATGTCCATAGTTAACTCACCACGGACAGCTTCATTTGGTTTTAACTTACCAATCCCTTTTACATGCGGAAGCAGATAAGAAATGTCCTTACCCGTCATGCCGTCACCACGAGAAAACATACGCATGACGCCGTTGTGAATATCAATACCAGCTGCCGATCCATCCAATTTATCTAGTACAGATAAGTCACCAGATGAATTGTTTAGGAATTTATCAGCGTTGCGTTCGGGGTAGATTTTTCCAAGCGAAGGCATAAAAAAGGGAAGTTTCAGCGACTTCCCTTTTACTGGAGCACCTACACGGTCCAGATACGGATGATCGGGCACATACTTTTCGAGTATGTTCTTCCACTTGTTATACACAGCGTCAGGAACAGCCGGACGACCAGTATTGTGATACTTATCGTCGTATGCCTTTAGTCGAGCGACAAGCTGTTTTATCTTAGGATGGTTTGCCGTGTATGTTTCAGCCATTTAACTGCTCTTCGGAAATAAATGTGTACCATTTTATCGCAATGGCAAGTATACTGGACTTCCATTGTTCTGCACATATTATATCATCACCATGCCGAATTGTAAAGACAAGACCGTCCCTCACATTGACAACCATCATGGGAGGACCGCCTGATTTCAATACAACAATGTCACCATTTTCTATAATTTTACTGGTAAAAATATGCTCGGCATGTATGACTGACATGATTCCATATTACTTTTTCAAAACTTTTCCTATAACCGTCGCGTAAGAAGCCTTCTCTTTCTTCTTACCCATCATCAATCCCGTGCCAATGGCGTCTTTCAAGTCGTCTGTAAAGTACGCCGTGGCTTCCGTTGGATTCTTCATGTAGTTGATCGTATATTCATTTGTATCGCGATCATACTTAATCTTGATGCCAACAGCTGCCAAAACCTTTTGAGCGTCTTTGAGAGACTTCGGTACGGTAGCAGTTTCTTTGGAGTATACTTTCTGCATAATATTCAGAAATGACATGTCATGCATCCTTCTTTGAGTAATGGAAAGACTTTTCCATTTCAGTGCGTTCAGATTTTATCTTTGCGTTTTCTCGCTGCGCAGTCAATGCAAGTGCCTCTGCAACCTTCTTATTAAACCGATTGGCTATGAGATTACGACCTTGCTTTGTCATAACGCGACGCCTACCTTGACTATCAAAATCCGCAAATTCAGATTCAGGAGCATCAGGATTTGCACGAGAAAGAATTGATTGTGGGCGCACAGAACCGATATTAAACTTCTTCTTTGCAAGATAGTTTGCTACCTCCATCACACGCGCAAATTCTTCTTCGCCTTCTTCCTCGCCTTCATTTTCACCACCTCCGCCACCGAACATACCTCCACCCGGACCACCTCCACCCATTCCACCCTCGGGATTGAGTTCTTTCATGATGTCCATAACTTCTTTGCGGTAGTCTGCAATGCGGCGACGATCTTCCAAATCACGATCTAAGTCTTCCATGATCTTATCGAGATTCATACCACCAGCTGATGCCCAATGGCGCATAATAATAGGAAGACCCTGCTCCTGCAACGTTCCAAGAACGCCAAGATATTCTGCGTCCCCTTCCGGCATAAGTTTCTTATCCCAAACAATTGTCGGGAGTTGTAACTTACTAATATCAATATCTGGATTAGAATGCATTGCAAGTTCTGATCCGTTATTAGAAAAATACGCCATCAACTCGTCGTTTTCGCCATAGTACACCGTCGAACCCATATACGAAGCAACCTCGCGACGATTCTTTGAACCGTAACGCGCTTTCGTAATACGATTTTTATGAGCAATCAATGGGAACAGTTTATCGTAGAACAACTCATGCGTGATGACTTCACGGAAATCACGCACGCCATCCAAGAAAGTAGACAATGACCGCTCGACCGTCGAGACATTTACATCGCCGGTGATAAATGTTTCCGATATACCATAAGCGCGGAACTTGATGGTTTGGATGACGTCATAGTTGGAATCCCAACGCCAGAAATCATCACCTCGTTTTACTTCATTGACATTGACCCCGGAACGCGTAACAACCGTAGCGCCAAGAGGATCAAGGTCCGCCGTCATAAACAGATTAGAAATTGCTTCAAGCTCTTGGTGCGTGACAACATTATCCTCGCGATCTTCAACGGTAATGTGCTGAATACCACGTTGGCGCTTATTTACCTGATCGATGGTTCCTCGTATCAATGCTTTCTCATAAAACCACGCAGGTAACGCACGCCGAAACAAAGACGATCCACGATAGTTGTTTGTCAGGCCCCGCCGAGGAATGAATACGGTGGTATTAGGATCAAGAAGAGCACCAAGCTTGGGATCGCCATCTTTGTGATCGGGCCAAAATTCTTTTGGAACAAAGTTTCTGAACTTATTGAAAAATTCAGTGTCTTTTAAAGCTTCTGCGAAATACGGAGACGTACGAAGATAAATCTTTGGATCAAGATTTTCAATAGGAAGTTTCCGAAATGTTGCATAATCAATGTCATGCAATGTTGTACTAACCGCTGCCTTCTTATTTTCATCAAATACGAAACTTAGGATAGCGGAACCGATGACACAGTATTCCGTTGAAATTTTCGGAAGTAAAGACATCGGATGCATTGCATTAACAGAATCAACGAATGGCTGCAACGCCTTTTCATCCGCAATACCACTCAAATGAAAATTTGACCACGGAAGTTTGGCGTACAAATCAACGACTGTTCCTGACGTGGAATCGTGATAGTACATATCACGATAAATACGATTAAGAGCAGTGTTTGTTACAGTTGGATTGTTGTCATAAATGAATGTATCAATGACATCAATAAGCATATTACGGACTGCAATGTCCGTAACCTGTGTGCTGCCCGGAAGACTACCACCAAACGCTCCCCCGCCCCCATCTGCTATTTCCGCGTCGGGATTGTTTTCGATGCGTTCGCCGATTAATAGAGCGAGTTCTCCTTGAACGGATCGATGTATCATCGGCCCATCTTCAAATTCCGAATCTTTTACATTGTGTTTGGCGTAATTCAATCCAACAACGCCAACGGCAGGAGAATCTTGGTCTCCGCCCTCGGAATCCGCACGCTTATTACGGATAATAGGTGACTTATCCATAAAGCGGACAGTATCACCACTTGAAGCGAGCGTAATGGTTTTGTTCGTCCGCATTGCGCGTACCTATAGGTTATATTTCAAATTTCGGAAGGAAAGCGTTTTCTTCTTTGGAATAATAGCCGTGTATAACGGTGTTTTCCGGCCCAACAAAAATAACTGGTTGAAGTTTACCAGCATTTTCCAGCATATTCTGTTGAAGAACAGTTGCGGCAGCACGTTCAGCCGTCGTTTCTTTTATTTTTTGTTTCTTATCACGTTCGATAAGACTGGCTATCTTAGGAACAGTCAAAATAGTCATGAGATTGAACCTCTGTTCTGTTTATTCGAATTAGGGTTCTTTATCAGAGAAGGACTGTTTATATACAACAAAAGCCCGGCGGACGAACCTACCGGGCTTTCATTGTTTAGGTCTTTACAATAGACCTTGCATCTGAATCAGGGGCTAGTTCGCTCATAGAAAAGTTGTGCTTTGAGTTGTCGTGGAATATCATTAGGACTACGCTCGATCTCCTGCCGGGTTACAACGCCCGCCACAGTGTAAGGCACGAATTTCGAGACAGCGTTACGCATTTGAAATTCCTTTATGCATGAGAATGTACCTCTTTCGAGGCGACGACTTGCACAAAAGAATTAGGGAACTGGAACTATTATTCTTTTAATTTTTTCAGTGCGCTTGCTAGTCTATAGATGTTGATGAATCGCTTTCAGACATGATTTGTCGCCGCGTAAACAAGATTTTAATAGAATACACTTACCGTTTTTAACGCCGGGGTCTTCACCATTTCGAACTGGACCTTGGTAGAACTTGTAATCCATGAAATTTTCATAGTCTTCTTCTGTTTTACACGGCCGATTGCGAACAAGACGATTTAGAAGTGCATCTGCCCGTTCATTGTAACCCGCCTTCCCTGAATCCAATATCTTATTGAGCTTCACAAGATACTTGTTACTCTTACACGACAAATCAATCCAACTTAACAGTTTGTCGTGTTTTGATTGGTTCCACGGGCGCAACACTTTATGGTAGTTAGTTTTGTCTCGGATGACATCGCCACGATCTATGTATACCAAACACCACGCTACAACATTGAGACCAAACAATTCGTTTAGAAGCGTCGAATATGAAGAAATCTGTATGATAGAACTACGCGACGCCGGATAATATTTCTGCCAATTATTATACTTTTGTGTTTTACGTAAATTCGTGCTCTTGAAGTCAATTACCACGTACTTACCCGGCAGTAATTCCATCACCAAGTCAACGTGGCCAGACAAGCCGTTATAGTTGATCGTGATTTCTTCGTATTCAATCGTGTAGTTATGGTACTTCGCAGGAATGTCATCAAAACGACATGGACCAATTACTTCGCCGGTTTCAACAATTTTCCAACATGAGAAAATCTTGTTCTTGAAATTTCCATGCCGAAGGTACTTCTGCAAAGTAGTATGAATTGCTGTACCGATACTCGTAAAAAATTCCATTGAAAATGGTATATAACCATCGCCTTTGAACAACAAAGAACGAATTGGACAATATGGGAATGAGCTTATACGGAACTCACTCTTTTTTCTGAAAGTAGGATCGATGCCCTGCGACATGTCGATGAGCACCGAGTCTATTAACTGGTCGAGAATGTTCTTCTCGTTTTTATGCCGCTTCATCAGTATAGTTCAACACTTATCAGATTCGTGTTCTTCTTGGCGTCATAACCTGCAATGAGATTCTGCTCGACCAACGTGTCCAGAATACCCGGAAGCTGTGTTACCGACAGACCGAGCGACATGGTAAGTACCTTCGCTTGAAACTCCATCGAAGCACCGCTGTACTTTCTGTTTTTCAACCACAGAAGAACATCCTGCTCATAGGTTTTCTTCGCTACCTTAGCCGAGGGTGTTGGAACTTCCCTCGCCTTCACAGACACAGGATTACGTGGAAGTGGCGGTAGTGAGTGATTACCATTCGTCTTCGGTGGACTTGTAAAAATAGCTGTTGTCTTTTCTGCGTTTACAACACGGTTCAAGTCTTCCAAAGACTTGACAACGGTTGGTTTCTTTTCTTCTATTGGCTTCGAACCAACACCAATCATTTCTACTTTATCAGAAGGTTTTGGCACTTCAAATACTGGTTCACGCTTCGTGACAAGAAAAATATCAGGGATCGTGATAAGATGAGAACCGTCTTCCGTAAGTTTTGAACTAACCGGCGTTGCAAGAATCTTTTGTTTCACAATGGTAACAAACGTTCCGAGTACAGCCATACCTTGTATGGCGTCAATTCCTGCACGAATCCGCTTACGCGAAACTTGCAGAGGAATCTTACCTGTTTCCGAAACAGATACGATGATCTTGTCGTGATCCTCGCCAGTACCCATCAACACTTTCAAACGAGCTTCATTCTGAATATTATTCTTTGCGACAAAATCAGAAGAAGTCAACAGAACAAGACTGAAAATACCATTGCTCTTGTTGAGGCGCAATTTAAACAGTGGTTTTTCGATGGGGTTCTTTATCTTCTTTTCAATTTTAAATTCTTCGATTTCTTCAAAAGCCATGTTCGTCTCCCAACAGAGAAATCAGTTATAACTCTAATGACAATTGTACGTGGATAACCAAGTATTGGCGTCTTCGTCGCATTTCTTTTGAAGATTTGCACACGATGTTAAAACGCCGACTGAAATAAATACAAAGAGCAATATTACCTTGTCGGGTATCATGTTATGCCCTTTTGTATAAGAGGTTCTGTTTGCTCGGATTCAATCCTTCGGTAAAGTCTACCATTTTCACGTACTGCTCATCGGTCATTGGTGTGTCGAATGAACCGAATTGTTGTGGCGGGGTAAACACAACATAATGCGTTGCCGACGGTGGAACGTGACCTACTTCTGACCATGCGGAAACTCTGTTTTTCATATTCCAGCGATTAAATTGTTCGCTGTACATACCCAAACAATAACCCTTCTTCGTGTAAAACACGTAGCGATACTTACTATCTCGAACCAACAATCGTGTATCGGTTATATCATAGAAGAAATCAGGAGCGTATGGTTTTCCTTGACCGCCACTCAAAACAGATTGCACAATCGTCCACAATTCTTCTGTACCGAGATTCTGGTATCTGTTGAATGCGTTGTCCGGCTTCTTGTTAAGAGGCAGAAACACTTCTGGTACATAGTCATCTGGAGCTACCGACGTCTTCGTCATCAACGTAGCAGTAGGTTGATTGACAAATGTTTCGTGAATGTCCTTAGGCAGCATCGAGTACGTGTCACCTGCTCGATACAACGCAATCGGCGTCGGGCTTAAACAAATAGGATCGCCTTCCTCCCTAACCAAAACAGTGTCTTCGAGTGTCCGCTGAACAGGCACATAAACATCGAATAGTTCCGATGGTGAGTATTCAGACTGATCCGTGAGCTTGATCTTTTTGTAAATCACATTAACCAGCGATCCGACCAAGATAGTAGACTCAAATCCAAATCGATGCGAATGAATTTGTGACGATTCTACCTGTCGCGGAATGTCAGGATGACCCCACACATGAAGACGCTTGTTTTCTGGCAAGTCTACCTGAATAAACCCATTACCATGAACACGAATATTCCTGCCGGTTAACATAAAGTCTTTGACATCGTAGAGATAATTTTGTTCAACCAGCTGCGACGTCATATCCCGGTCCTCCAACTTTGTTTACTTCTTTTTCTTTGAGTGCAACCAGCTTCTCAAGAGCATCTGCAATGCGACGTAATGATACCGCCTGCGATGCGGCAGCTTTCTGTGGATCAATATTACTAAGATTCTGCTCAATCTGATTGAGCGTCCTCAACGGATCATATGGGTACGATGGATTGGATGTACTCATGTCCCTGCCTCCGGCAAACGCGTAAACGAAATCAGGACCGTTGTATTCGGATTTTCCTTAGCATATTCTTCCGAAACCCATTGACCCGTTTCCGCATCCTTGTACCGCTGATCTTCTGGCAGGTCTTTGAAGTCATCGATAAACGCCGCAACAATTTCATCCATCATAGTGTTGCTGATGGCGACGTTCAATCCTGATAGAACCGATCGAATGCGCTGACGACCTTTTGGGAAGCTTTCCGGGATCATGTTTATGCTCCATTATTGAGTGGGATAAACTACCTATTGTTTACTTTACGGACACCAACAGGGGAATCAAAGTGTCCATACATCGCCTTCTCGCTATATTTCAAACACCTACGCATGGCGAAGTTCCGCAAAGGCGCTTTCGAGGATAGGGCTAGAAATACCATACTCACGAAAATATACCATCTGCTTTTCAGCGGAAGCATTAAATACATCTAGGAAACCTCTCTGTTCTGCTATTTGAACCATACGCAAACCGGGCTGTCGATTTATTTCCACAACCTTTG